AGAACTGAACGCCAAGCAACTATATGTGGGTATCGTTTACGATAGTTTAATTGTCCAATAGCATTTCTATCAGGATTTTTTCTTCTCCATTCTCTTATTTTATCATCATTATCAATTCTATATTGTTTCTTATATTCTAAAATATCTTCTCTATTTCCTTCATAGTATTCCTTTTTATTATCTAAAATTTCTTCTTTCTTTTCAGAATATCTTTTTTTATCATATTCTTTTCGTTCATCAGGATTTTTATATTTTTTCTGTATTCCTTTTACACATTCTTTACATTCTGAACGGTGACCATCTGGTGTTCCTCTTTTAATATGAAATTCTGATAAATCTTTTTCAATACCACAAATTCTACATTCTTTTCTACCTTCATAAATTATTTCTCTCTCTTGTCTTTGTTTTCTTCTTTTTTCGCCCCTTTTCTGATCTGATTTTTTGGAACACTCTTTACAATCATTTCTATAACCATCTTTTGAACCTTTTCTCTTAAAAAAATTATTAACCTCTTTTAGTTCATTACATTTATTACACTTTTTATATAACATATCTTATCTTTTCTTTTATATATTAAATTTTAATAGTCCCCTAACAAAAATATATAAAAAAAGACACAATTTGAAATTGTGTCTTTGTAAGTTATTGATTATCAAATAGTTATTAGTAGTAGAAATCTTCCCAATAATCCACAGCCCATTTGGCTTCAAGTGACATAACTTCTGTATTTGAAGACCAATCTAGTTGTTCCATTCCAGTAAATGTATGGAATTGGCAGTTATGGTAAGTTACTCTTCTGATAACTTTACCTTCTCTATCGTGTTGGTGTAGGATTATATCGCCTACCATATTTTTCTTATAGTGTAGTGTTCCAGTTTCGTTATTCCAAGCGAGGTCGTACCAATCTTTCAACATTTTAAACACAAAAATTTGGTAATCATCATTTTGGTTAAGGTTGAATGAGATACCCATATCTTTTATAGAAGTTTCCGTTGGAGTCATCACAAAGAGTCTTGTTGAATATTTGAATCTTTGTTCTTTAGTTCCAAGAGGTGGGTAAGTAGGCATATTCGCTTTTGTAGTATTTTCCAAAAGTAGGTGAGTAGCATTTGGGTGAATACCTTGTAAAATTTGAGGTAATATAATTGTCACCTCATAAAGATTAGGGTGAATTGGTTCCCATTTTTCTTTGTGTGAGTCTATCATTGTAAAGTGTGCTAATGGCATATTTTTTATATTATTTTTTCTATACGTATTTCTCTATATATTAAAATTTCGCTTTTTCCTCGGAAAATAATTTTTATGGTTTAAAACCACCTGTATGTTCACCAAAACTTGCTACTTTTTTCTTTTTTGCTTTAGGTTTTTTCTCATCCTTAGGTTTCAAATTTTTTGAATCTTCACATTCTTTACATGTTTCTTTTCCTTTTTCACATGCACATTTTTCACCTTTTTCAACTTCTTTGGTATCTTCTGGTTTATCTTTTTTCTTAGATGCAACCATTTCCGCAAACTTTTTTCTTGCTTCTATTTGTGCTTCGGTTGGTTTTTTCTTTTCAGTAACCACTTCAACATTTTCAAATTTATCAAATTTTACAAATCTTTTCATAAGTTATTTATTATTTTTCTTTGAAAAATTCATCAAATTGTGATAATTTTTCATTTTTTTCACATGTACATTCATCTTCACATCCACACTCATCACAAGTGCAATTATCAACGCATTCACATTGTTTTTCTTCTTCATTTATGAATTCTAAAAAATCTTTCATTTTTCTGTTTTCATTTTTAAAAGCAAAGAGGGAACTGAGTTCCCTCTTTGACTTTAATTATTTATTATTGAGGTGTGAATCCACCTGATTGAATATCACCTTTTTTAAGGATAGTAATGTTATTAACAATTATACCCATACCTTTGATAATTTCAACGTAAGTATCAAGAACACCCATTTGAAGGTCTATGATATAGTCTGTATTATTTGTGGCATCACAAACATTTTTAAAATCGTAGAAAGCATCACCATCTAACATTTCTTTACAGATTTTATCTGCTCTATATTTGATTTCTGCTCTAACCTCTGCGGTATTAAACGCCCATTGATATCTAAGCAACATATCATATAATCTATTTTCAAGTTCAATAAGTACTTCTCTTGAATGAAGGAATGATAATGAACTGAATGGGAAAACCTGTGCGGTTGACTCATCATTAATACAGTATCCATTGTTAAGTTTGTACACAATTGGATTTGCTCCCATTTGGTGCAAATTCTCAAGGTCTATATTATTAAAATCAATTTCAGTTTTTGTTATACCATTAATTCTACCATTAGTGATACCTGCGCAAATTGTCCAAGGCACAAAACCTGCAACGTTTGACACAAATTTCTGCATATAGGTTGTTGCGGCATATGACGCTGGTGGGAACCATTTTGGTATACCATTATCATATATTCTCACATATGGGAAGAAATATCCTACTGTTGAACGACCATCAAGTTGTCCGTGTCTTGTAGCGAATTGATATAAGTAATCTGGATTTTTAGATTCATCGGCACCTTTTCTTACATATTCTAAGTTAAGTGAACCATCATCATTCACAAATGAAGGATTTGATGAGTTTCTGAAATCTTTTGCTGAAGGCATATTTATAAAACCAAGTGCGTTCAATTTCAATCCTGTAAGGTCAACCAATTGTTGTTTACATCCCCAACCATCATCTGGTTGTAATCCTAATCCCCAAGGGTCAACAAGATATCTCCAAGAAATCTTATTTTTATCAGCTAATGATTTAGCAAGATTATTATCGATTGTTAAAACATCAAGAATTGAATTTTGTCTTGAATCAGTACCATTAGGTATTGAATCTTGATGTACAAGGAACGGAGAAATCTTCAATCCTATATATTCATCAACATACACATCAATACTTTGATAAGTAAATGTTTGATAATCAACAGTTGCTATTGATTGTCCAGATGAAGTACCACTTAATTGGTTCATATCTGTTAATTTGATAGGTGCATCAGTATAAAGAGTTTTCAACGAAGTATCAGTTGTACTATTTTTAATATCAATGATACGTGTGAATTTTCTTGGTACTGAACCTTCCAAATATCCGTCACCATCTGGTGCCTGCCAATTTGCTATGTCATAGTATGCTTCAAGGAAGTCACCTCTCTTAATTTCAGAATATCTTGTTTTATTAATTGAAATTTGTTGTACAGTTGTCAAATCATCACCTACCCAAGATTCAATCTCAATTGATTGTCTCCAATTTGATTTGTCTGAATAAATAACAAGTTGTTTTGTATAATTTGTATTCCAATCATTAACAGATTTGTATGTATAAACTGTACCATCATATGTTTGGAAATCAACAGTTAATATAGATGATTGATCTATAAACATTTTCAAATAAACTTTATCATCAGCAGGTACGGTTGAACCTGAGTTATTATCAACCCAGAAATAATCGTCAGAGTTTATAATACCATTGTAATAATTTTGATAAAAAGTTGAGTATTTACCAACAACTCCAACGTTTCTAGCAAGTCCACCAAGTGTAACTTGTGGTATTTGTGTTACTTCTTGATAAACTGTTTTTAATCTTGCAGTATTATCATCTTGTAAAACAAACTCATTATCAACATAATATAATAAAATTGCTGAATCTGTACCTGATATATAATCTGTTGGAACTTCAACATTCAATCTAATTAATGCGTTTGATGTTGCTGTTGAATCTACAACTGCTCTACCTGTAATAGGGGTTTTATCTGATAATGAAAAGCTAACATTACCTTCAGTACCTAATTGGATTGTCCATAATGATGCTGATTGATAAGGTTGTGAACTAGTTACAGTCCAAGTTAACCCTGTTGCTCCTGAACCAGATAACACATAAGAATCAACTGCTAAAGTTATTGTACTTAGTGAATAATCTGTCACGGTCCCAACACAACCATCACCATCTTCGTTTACTACCGTAACGGTTGAACCTGAATATAATCCTAAATTTGTTGGCAAACCTGTAATATCAAAATCAACTCCAACTTCTGGAACTGGTGTAAATGCAACCACAGTTTGACCAGTTTCGCTTATAGTATCAAGATTCGTTATTGTTGTTGCGGATAATATTAATGTTGTACTTGAATAAGATGTTACAGTACCTGTAACTCCACTTGTTGTACCACTAACTCTAACGGTAACAACATCACCTGGCACATAATCCAAACCAGCATCAACTGTGTAAGTTAATCCAGTTCTTGTTATACCATTTATCACAACTGTATCTGTTGATGATGTTTTCTCAAATGGTTCACCATCTTTAATTAATACAGTTTTATCGGTTGTGATATATGTATCCATTTCGTTAAATAAATGATTATTTCTTAAATAATTATAATCATTATAAACCCCAGTCATACCAGAAGTTCCCAAAAACTCCATTTGTAAATAATTATCAATATAAGTTCCTGTAACTGATGTAAAACTGAAATTATCAATAGGAACATAACCTTTTGTATCAGAACCATATTGATCAACAGTTGAACTATCTCCTACTGTAATAGGTGTATAAACTGCTGTATATGTGCTACCAGATTTTATATGAGTAACATAACCAAGTATTATAGTACTATTTAAACTATATGTGTAATTAGGTGCTGTTGCTGTAGGTAATGAAACATTACTTATTCCTTCCACACCATAAAGTACACTAATTTCTGTAGTGTTATTTGTTAAATAAAGTACGTCAATTTTTGTTGCATATGTTGTTGTTTGTGTCACAGAACTTAATGTTGCTGTATTGAAAGATGGTTCATAAGTTGAGCCATTTAGAACATAATAAGGATATGCGGTTGTTGTTATATCAAAACCAAATGTTGTTGATGTTGAACCTGTAGTTCCATTAACATCATCAATATAAATACCGTATGTGTGTCCATTTGTATATGCACCTGTTCTTGTTCCACCACTAACTGTTAAGTTATTTAAAGGTGTTGCAATATTAGTAAAAACATTATTTGCTGAGTCAAGATATTTATTACTATATGTCAAAGCTTCTTTTAGAGTTGCGTTATAAGACATAAAATTGATACTTGTAAAATCTTGCCCTACAAGAACATCACCAATAATATCAAGATTTCCAAGTTTAAAATCAGCCTCAAGTAAAGCATCTTCATTATATGTGCAGAATAATCCTGTTTTATCAGTATTATTATTAACTACATTTTTAATGTACATATCTCTATCATTTAAATCCTTAAAATAAGGAATTAATGATACATCATAAGACGCTAAAACTGTTACAGTTCTTTCATTAACAAAATTGCTAACTTGTCCTTTAATTAAACCATTTCTATTGAAGTATCTTGAAAAAGTAGTATCATTTGCCAATGTTCTATAATCGGTCCAATCTCCTGCTATCACAACAATACTTGCAAGATAGTCTGATATCCATTCTCTATAATCTATATATGGAGGAACTTTATCACGTCCACCATACCATTCTTCTGCTGTGATGTCAAATCCACTAATGTCTGATTTGAACATAAATATAGTAATGTCTTTATCACCCATATTTGTAATATGAAATAGACGATTATTGTCCTGAACACCACCATTATTATTTTTTACGATATTTAAGAAAGCATCTGTATCTCTTTCCCAAAAATCTTGTCTATTAAAGAATAGTTCATATGCTGTTGAATTTACTGTACTGTTTTCATATTGAGCAGATACCGAAATTGTTTGCCATTCTAACTTATCTCTATTAGGATCTGTTGATAATAGGTTTAAAGCCCAAACAGGACCTGATTTTAACATCTGTTTTACGGTTTTGTGAAAATAAGAACCTTTGTTTTCTAATCTCCTATCATCTTCACCAAAGATTGCTTCAAAATCACTTGGATTTGTAATATAAATTGGAGCGTTAAAAGGTCCTTTCTTTGAAAAACCTGGCACCAAGTTAATAAGAACATCCTGAACTGGAAGTTCTATAATACTTGCATCTATCTCTTCTATGAAAATCCCTGGTCTTTTGTATTTTCCAAGGTCTCTATCTTTTATTGGCATAATTTATTGATTATTTTTTCTTTATTATATATTAAATATTTTTACTATTTTTGTACCGTTTTTTGATTTAACTTATATATTAAATTGAAAAAACGAAAAAAATATAAAAAAACAGGCAAGATATAATTTTTTTTATCGAAACATATATCTTACTTTTGTTAAAAATAAAAACGATTTAAAATGATTAACTTTAATTTATCAAAAAAATATAACATCAACGAAATCAATGAAACACTTGACAAATTTATAAACATACAAAAGAGTAATAGAGTTATTACTTCGTTTGATGGAAAAGAATTATGTTGGGTTGAAGTCTCCAATAAATACTATAATTTTGATTTTTCATCATTTTGTAAAAAAATAATTGCAGAAATTGAGAATTATTTTACACCTGATGCCTACCTACTCAGAGTTCGTAGTGGTATTCAAGAGTTAAGATTGGTAGGTAGTGAAGTTGATATTAATGGTGAAACTTATCTTAAAATGATAGGAATTATCAATTCAACTAATAAGGAAAAGGCACTTTCAATGAATATTGGCTTGGTTCGTAAATCAAACGTGACAGGTTCTGTTCATGTAAGTTTTCGTAACAAACACTATAAAACGTCAATGCCAAATAAGATTAAGAATTTTGCTGACAATCTAATAAACTTTAATATGGATATTGAATACCATATTAAAACCATTGAAGATCTTACACTAAGAAAAATTTCATTTAAAGAATTGGTTAAATCACTATCAACCAATAATGAAGGTGATAAAATTAAAAGTATGACTCTTAAAGTGAGAGCACTTGGCAAAAAACTTATAGAATATGGATACTCAGATTTTACCAATACTCTACGTAACCCATTTTCAGATACAGTTAAAGATTTTGACGTAAATCTAAAAGATGTATTTGATGCCTACACCGAACTATTCAAAAGCTATGATACATCAATTATTGGTAGAGAAACACGAAGAATATTAGACGCAATTGAAAAAAATAATAATTAACAAATGCCACTTAAAAATCCATTTACTGAAACAAAATGGAAGAAAATTAAAACAGACAAACAAATTCTTATAGAGAGCAGAGTAAACAAATTAAGAAAAATTGAAGGTCAAAAGCCAATTGACTTTGGACCAAACTACATTAAAGAAGAAGTGTATAATTATGGAATACACTCACTACTTGAATAAAATTAATTGAGCAATTATAGAAACTCAAAATTAATATATAAAAAACTTCAAAAAGAAGTAACATTTTTAATTTAATATTGTCTAATATATGAACAGAATTGTATTGACTGAAAAAGATTTTATATCTTTAGTAAGTAACTCCATGGTATTCAAAGGTATAAAATTTACTGATGAAGACCTATTAAATTTAATCACAGGTGAAATTGTTGAAATTGATAATAACCTTATTATTTTACAGGATATTGGTTTCATTAGAATTTCAGACATCTTGGACAAATATAGAAAATTTTAATTTTCTTATAAAATAATTTAAACTTTTTGTTTTTATTATACTATAAGGGGGTTCGGGTTTCTTATTTTAACTTAAAAAAATAAATTATATGGATTTATCTATGGACAAAAAATTGAATCAATTAGCGAAGGATTTTGAACATCGTACAAAATTAGACTTCCAAAAATTCTACAAGGACTATAAGCCAAAACTTATCTGGTATTTGGCGAGATACACTAAAGACACAGAAATTGCTGAAGATTATGCTGAAGAAGCATTTATTCAAGCAATGTTAAACATCAGCACTTATAAAAGACCTGAAGAAGGTGGGGCTCAAGTTAATACTTGGGTATATAAAATTGCGGAAAACATTGTCAAAAAGGCTCATAAAGATAATGGAAAATTACCATCAACATCATTAGATAAGGAATTTGATGAAAATGTTAATTTAACTAATCTAATACCTTATGATGATGGTAAGAGAGAAGAACACGAATATCATGTTTTTGTAAGAAAAGCCGAAATCATTAAAGATGCAATATACAGTTTACCTAAAAAAGATGATAAGTATAAACAAGTACTCATAATGAGAGAATTAGAAGGTATGGCATATAAAGATATTTCAGAATATCTTGATATCAATTTATCAACTATCAAATCTCAAATCCGAAAAGGTAGAAGCATCATTCGCAAAAAAGTCATTAAGAAACTTCAAGAAATTGATAGTAATGGTTTAAGTGAATTTGATATATAGACTATGTTATCCTATGAATCAAGTAAATGGTATGTGAAAATATGGCGGAGACGTTGGTATTTTTACATACCATTTCTTTTTTTCAAATTAAAATTATTCAAATTTAGATTTCTTGGTATGTTAGTTGAAGAACCAGGTAAAAGTGATAGAGAAGATTTAATTAATTCTTGGTTCGATATTAAAAAACATGTCGAACTAACCAAAATGCAAAAATACACATAATATAGATTGAATACGTGATGATAACTAACTTTTTTTAAGATGTAATAGGAGTAAACAGGTTGCTGCTGTAAACCAAATTACTATACACTTAATTAATGGACATGTAGATAGTTTCCTAAAAAGGCTAAAAACTGTAGTGTTATAAAAATAAGTTAATCCATAGTGAATACAGCGCTCAATCTATATTTTTTTATTTCAAAAATTTTTCTTACTTTTGCATTTGATTCAATCACAAACTTTTTAAAACAATATTTATGTCATACGATCCCAATAGCGGTTTCAAAAATATGTCAGACGACAAAAAACAACGTCTGAAAGATATGTTCTTCACAGAAGAGTATCATAAAAATCAAGAAAAAAGAAAAACCACACAAAAAAGGCGAGAAAAACTTGCAAAATTTGGTATTGTAGGATTTATCATTGTAATAAATACTCTTATCTTTTTACCACAATGGTTTTCAGCAAGTGCAACACAATGGATGTATGAAACTCTTGGTCAAAGTGGTATCATATCAGGACATCCAGGAAATTTCACATTTCAAATTTGGCAACCATTCACGGCTATGTGGATGCATGGAGGATTTATTCACTTAGCGATCAATATGTTCGTTTTATGGTCATTCGGCAGAACAATGCAATCAATTTGGGGTGATAAAAAATTCTTACTATTATACGTTCTTAGTGGATTAGGTGGTGGTTTATTGATGTTGATGTTTAGTTCAATATATGCTTATCCCGTAGGTGTTGGGGCATCAGGTGCTATTTGCGGATTAATGGGCGCAATGGTTGTTCTTCAGCCTGATTCTAAAGTACTATTATTTTTCTTTATACCTGTAAAAATTAAACCTATGGTAATATGGTTTGGAGTTATATCATTAGTATTAGCAGTAACTAATTTCAATTTTGGAATTGGAAATGCGGCTCACCTTGGTGGACTTATTGTAGGATATTTACTCACAAGATATTGGAAAGAAAAAAGTAACTTATATACAACTTTTATTTAAAAATATATTAAAAACATAGAGAAAATGAAGAAAATTATTTTATTAATATTAGTAATGTTTATTGGAATATCTGCTTACTCCCAAAAGAAAACTGTTGAAATTCCAAAACAAGACACATCTTTATTGTATATTGCAGATAGTTTAAATAGTGTTGGTGAAAACGTTAAATTAATTGGTGAAGAATTATATAAGGATTATGATGAATTTGGGTTTGTTGGTTTTGTAAGAGTTTACAAATATTTCATACTTACTGCATTATTACTCATAGCACTCACTCTACTTTGGTTTAGAAATCGATATAATAACGAAGATTAAACTAAAAATAATTTTTTTGTATTAAAATAAATTGTATTTTTGCATTAGTAAAAAATTAAACTTAAAATAAAATTATGAGTTCATACTTGAAAAATATTATGCCAAACAGGATGCATCAGAAACTAACAGACGCAGTTGTTGCTATGATGGCGACTGGTGACCTTCCTTACTATGGCGAATTTGCACTTTTTATCAATTTCTATGAAATCAATAATCCACAAGTACCTACTGCTGGTGTCAATGTTACTGCAAAAGGTATGAATTTTTATTGGAACAAAGATTTCATTGATGGTATGAAACAACCTGAAGTGAATTTCTTATTAATTCACGAAGAATTTCACCTTCTTTTTGATCACGTCAAAAGAAGTGTTGGTTACGATCAAAGAATGGCAAATATTGCCCAGGATATGATTATCAACCAAATCATTCACGATGAAATTATGAAACAACAAGGACTTGGTGCCGCAGGAACAGGTGTTGGACAAGATCCTTTCTTAGATATTCCAAAAGACCATTTCAAAAATAACTCCGCACTTATGATTCCAAAAGAATACAAGGGTGAACCAATCTTTGAAGAACTTTACGAATGGCTTATTAACGAACAAAAGAAATGGCGTAAGAAAAACCAGGACAAACTCAAAGATATGAGAAGTAATCAGAGTAAATGTCCTAAATGTGGAAAAGGAATGGAAGACAAGAACCAAAAAGGTGAAGGTCAAGATGGTGACGGAAACGCATCTGGAAAAGAGGATAAAGAAGAAAAAGACGGTAAAGGAAACGCTGAAGGTAAAGGTAAAGGTGACAAATCTGATGACCAAAATCAGCAAGGTGGTTCAGGTGACGGCAAAGGTGACAAATCTGATGAAAAAAACCAAGGTGATGGTGGAGGTTCAGGTGACGAACAATCCGATGACCAAAGTCAAGGTAGTGGTTCAGGTTCAGGCTCAGGTGATGGTGGTGAACAAGAAAACGACCCAAACACTTGTCCTCATTGCGGACACAAAAAATCTGCAAAAGAACAACAAGAATCACGTAACGGTGATAAAGACACAGAAGGAAAAGATAGATATGGTAAATATGGTAAAAATGATGTAGAATGTTACTCAAAGGAAACTATATTTGAAGGTGAAGAGAGAAATGAACAAAATACTCTTGACACTCATATTAGTGATGAAGTTCCACCTGAAATGAAACGTGAAGTTGTTGAAGGTGTTATGCAGACTTTGAAAAATCGTGGATTATCAAGTGGTGAAATTGAAACCATCTTGAACAAACTTAGAAAAACACGAAAAGATTACTTAAAAGAAATCAAAAGAACTATGAGTAATCACGTTTTTGGAACAAAAAAACAAAAAACTATTGTTCGTCCAAACAGGCGTGGTATTCAAGGTTTAAAAGGACACAAAAAATACAGAAACGAAATTAATTGTATCTTAGATACATCAGGTTCTATGGGTGGTGAATTTGAAAAAGTTCTTTCTTACATTTTCCAAAATGATATTGAAATAAACCTTATTCAAATTGATGCACAAGTTCAAGATGTTATTAAAATTAAAGAAAAGAGAGAACTTGAAAGAATGAGAATCCGTGGTCTCGGTGGAACAATTTTACAACCAGCAATTGACTTTATGACTGACCCAAAAAATAAGATTTACAAAAACAATACTGTAATTCTTACTGATGGATATACAGATAGTTTGAATTTTAAAAATGTCAAAGGTCAAACATTAATACTTTCAACCGCCAGCAAGTGTCCTATAACTTTTGATAATGGAAGAGTCAAACAGATAGTAGATATAGGTAAACAAGAAGATTAAATGAAAAAGTCACATTGTTAGATGTGACTTTTTTTATTTATAAAAATTTTAATCTATATTCATTTTCATTTAATGAACCCTTTTGTGAATTTAATCTATTTTTTGTAAAACATAAATTATCAATATTTGCAATTTGCTCAATATCTAAATTATTAGAAAATCCATAAAAAACGCTAATTTTATGATCTAATGTAGGATAATTAACATTCTGTGCTGTTAATGAAAAATTATCTTTTATATATTCACCATCATAATAGTCATAACCATTCCAATCTTTTAACATATCATTTTTTAATCTATCTGAAATATTATCAACTTTTCTTCGGTATAAAAAATATGATTCTAATAAATGATCAGGAATTTGATTACCCCTTTTAATTCGAGTTTGTTTTCGTTTTTCTTGCTGACTCGATAATTTGCTATCATGCACAACTCCCCAATTTTTTAAATTTGATATGATACCTTTACTTTTAACTTTATCACTTTGTTTAGGATTCACAACACCATATTTTTTCAAACAAGTCTTTTTAATTTTATCTTTCACTTCTTGTAATTCCATTTGATGATTAACACCATATTTTTCGTTAAATGTTTTTTTAATTTTTTCTTTAACAAAATCTGATTGAAATGGATTTTCAACTCCATACTTTATCACACAAACATCTTTAATTTTCTGATTTGAACAATCTTTATTTAAACATGCATCTTTATTACAAATTTCATTATGTTTTATATAATTCTTATAAATCACACTTAACACCTTCCCACAGTAATCACACTTAACACTAACCAACACTTTGCTACCTTCACTTAAGTCTTTAATATCGATTTCAAATAATTCTTTAGATGAATTTATATTATATCCCAATTTTTGATAATATTTGAATTTTCTTGATCCTGCTTTGATTTTTACTTTTTTACTAATTAACATCTTACTCTATTATTTTCACTTAATCTATATATAAAAATTGTAGTGCCCCCTAATCACTTTATTTGATATTTTTTTCAACTTTTATTTTTTATATCAATAAAAATATTATCTTTGTACAAATTATAAAAGAAAAAAAATGAGTAGAAAAGACGATTTATTAAAATTATTCTCACAGAATACAAATTATTATTTTCATATTATTCCAAATGAACTTGGACAACTGATATATGTAAGTCAAGAAAAAGATGAATATACTACCGAAGGATTAGAATTCAAACTCAACTCTATCATTGAAGGATTTCTCAATAAATCTGAAGAAATTAAATTCAAAAAAGTTGCACCATCAATATACTTCACAAAAGAAACAAATATTGAAAAATTGAAATATGAACTTGGTGAGGATATGATGGAAGATGCTAATTTTTCATCATTCATTGAAGATATTAAAGATGAATACAGGGCTCTTGAAGTTGAAGATTTTCTTCTTTATGAAAAAGATCCTGATGCATATGAAAAGAAAAAAGAAGAAGAATATAAACAACAACAACTTGAAACTTGGGAAAGATATAAAAAACAATCCGAAGAACAAGAAAGAATTAAAAGAACCGCAATTAAAGAATATGATAATGATTTAGTAAAATTGTTCAAAGATAATCTTACTCACGACATTATAAAAAAAGATAAAAAATGGAATTTAAAAAATCCATTTTCTCAAATAGTATATTCGATTCTTACAAATGATGAAGAACAAGGAAAAATGTGGCCGATGCGTGAAAATCAATCAATTACAGGTAATGAAAAATTTGAACCAATCTCCATTGATGGGAATTTGATGTCAATTTTACTTTCCGATAGAATGTCTGATACATATATCGTAAATTTTAAACTTAATGGTCCTGTTCTTGATATTGATAGTGTTGTAGGTCCTGTCGAATCTGACACCAAACATATGTCAGACTATGATTTCCTTATGAAAATTTTTGATTTTGACATTACACCTAATTTTATTGATTGGAAAAATATGTACGAAAATGAAAAATTGGACGCAGTTGTTGATGAAATAATTAGACTTCATAATGAAGAAAAAGAACAAAAAGAGAAAGAAAAAAATGAAGTTGTAAATTCTTCTATTGCTAAGGCTTTCTTTATAATTGATAAATATGAAGTACAAATTGGTGAGATACCTGGTATTATTGGAGAAAATATTTCAGATGAATTATTCAAAATTGTTGAGGATAAAGTAACTGAATTAGAAATTGAGTTTAAAAGAGGTGATTGGTTAAATAACAATATCGAATTTATTGAAACTATTACTTATAATCAAGTTGAAAAAATTTATAAACATCTTATCGAAAATGGATATATGTTAGATACATATAGACAAGAAACTGAATTTCCTTTTATGGATTTGAGAAAACCAGATACATCACAATACACTATTTATGTTGGATGGGAAGATTCAGATGAACAATATGGTGATGGTGGCTATTATGATGATGAATTTTCTTTCAATATTTACACCTCTCACACAACAGATGTTGTGTATGATCAACCTGTTAAATGGATAGATCAAAGAATATCCCAACTCTTAAAACCATTGAATGGTGGGGATTTTTATATTGATTTTGGAGCCGCTGAAAATTTACATTCGGTAACAGTTAAAAACGCATCAAAAGGTAATTTGAAATTAAGAGTGAAAAATTTTATAAGTCAAATGGAAGACTTAGTCGATTCTACCGAAGGATTTGAATGGTATAATGAAAATCCAACATATAATGGTAATAATAATAACAACACCAATAAGAATTTAAGCAATATGAATACTAATGATTATATGTTTGGTGTTTGTATACCACCTCAGGTTGGTGATATGGAACCTCCAGCAATCGCAATGGTGACAAAGAATTTTTACATGAATAATGGTGGAGGTTTGGATGATTCTTTTGGCTCACATAGTTTACCTAAAAATATTATAGATGCTCTAAATAGAGCAGGTATTTGTGGTGATGTTGAATTAATGGAATCAATATGGGAAGTAATAGATTACTCTAGAACTAAACAAGATATAATTAATAGTCTAGTAAAAGAAGGATTTGTTTATAGCCCAGATATGGATTCATTTTAATAAAATTGAAAATAAATTTTTTTATTAGAAAAACTTCCATACTTTTGTAAAACGAAATTAATAAATAATAAATAGAAAATAATAATATGGCACAGAAAATGGCTCAACCAAAAAGAAAGATTACTGACAATCCAGCCGCTCTTAAAGGTTTTGAAAAACTATCAGAAAGAGAACAAAGATATTTCAGAGTTATGTACTCCAAGTCTGGTGTACTTTTTATCACATCACCTCCAGGTATCGCAAAATCCGCTGTTGCAAGGTCAATCGCCCGCAAATTAGGTATGCAGTATTTCGATATTCGTTTATCTATGGTTGATGAAACCGATGTTGGTTTGTTCCCTGTTGTTGATACTGTTACAATTGAAGATTTTGATAGTATTGATGGTTTTGGTAAAGGTATGATTAGTTCTGTTGATCCTAATCAAAAGAAAACCGTCCAAGTAAAAACTTTGAAGCATGTCGTTCCAGAATGGGCTATCAAAGCCAATATGAAACCAACACTTATTCACTTTGAAGAGTTAAACCGTTCAACACTTCAAGTAAGAAATGCCGCACTTCAGTTGCTTCTTGAACGTGAAATTGGTGCTTTCTTCAAATTTAACGATTCAGTATTTATGATGTCCTCAGGTAACCTTGGAGAAGAAGATGGTACTGATGTTGAAGAATTTGACCAGGCTTTGAATAACCGTCTTATTCACTATACTCACGATATGCCTTTCCCAGAATGGAAAAAAGAATTCGCTGATGAAAATGTTCACCCAGTTGTTGTAGGTTTCCTTCGTGCCAATGCACAATATTACTACAAGAAACCTGATGAAAGAACTCAAAACAACAAGGCTTACGCAACTCCACGTTCTTGGACTTTCCTTTCTGATTATATCTTTGCCAACTATGGTGAATGGGAAGAAAAACTTGATATGGATAGCAATGTTGTGAAAGATGAAAAAGGCAATTCTGTTATGATTCGTAGATTTCCTCACCCAAATGTATGGTTGAATGATATTCAGCACATTGGACACTCTTTCGTTGGAGCACCTAACGCAAGATTCTTAAGATATGTACAAGATACGTTGAAAATATCTCTTATTGATGTTCTTGATAGATTTGATGAAATTGAAGATGATATCAAAGAATTCACCCGTGATAAGAAATCTGAACTTCTTACCAATATGAAAGAAAAGAAAGTTGCTGATTTGAAATCACATCAAGTTGATAACCTTGTTAAGTTCCTTATGACTGTATCTGATGATGAAGTTGTAGGTTACGTTCTCCACGTACTTGATATGGAATACAACTTGTCTGACAACACCAAACCTAACAAAATGTCCGAGAAATTCTTGGCTGATAAGAGGTTTGAAAGATTCCGTGCCACCATCTACGGTCACGTTGATGATGATAAGAATAAAAAGAAATAATACTCTCTCTTTCTTTTTGGTTAATCCCAACGAAAAAAGAGGCTCAATTTTGAGCCTCTTTTTCTATTTTATCAAGTTTGATTTTTCTATCCCGTTTTAATAGTTCCTTTGTTGTAAAACCCCAAGCAATACATCCAAACCGAACATCAGTATCAATATCAGATTTACCTTTTACTGCGGTATCACCATCTATCGATGTAAGAGTTAAACCATCTTTACAGATATGATATGCCCATAATGGCATCACTATTAAATTTTCATCCCAAGACGAAAACCCAAGTTCGAATAATTCATCCTTTGTAAACTTTGTAAAATCAATATCTTGATCTTCACAAAATTTGTCATATGCTTCACGAATTTGTTTAAGCTTAAAATCATCACCCCAACCATCATATTCAAAAGCCTGAGCATTTGTCGAAATAATATAATTTTTATAACTGTTTATTTTCTGTACTTCTTCTCTCACTAAAAATTAATTATATTTTTGGTAGGACTTTTCTTCCACCAGAGAACTACCTTTGCTGACATTTATTCTTTTCTTAATATCAGATCTCACATCATTTGTAAAATATACACTTCTTGCAAGTTCTACAAATTCATCATCAAATGTTTTCTTTCGTTCTTTATCTCTAATATCATCTTCAATTTTCCAAAGTTTTCTATTGATTTCTAATAAATCTTGATAATCATCATCTTCTTCAAAAATATCAATTTCATTCTCCATTATTTTCTTAAGTTCATTATATTCTTTTCTGATATTTTTGGTTTTGTTTTCATCCTTTATATTTTCAAGTTTTATCTGTAAAATAGTAACTTTATCGACTAATTCTCCTTTTGAGTTTGGAATGTTTACTGAATTCTTTTCTAATTCAATTTCTTTTATTGCCTGAATAACTTCAGCAGGTTGAATTACTTTTGAACATATAAAATCTTTATCTTGAGGACAATATAACCATTTATGTGTGTCAAATTTTAAAGATGTATCATTCCAACAACCATTACAAACCGAATCATTATGAATACGTTTAATATTCTTTTTAAACTCATTCCAAGGCTTTGTAAAGCCTGATATCATAATAGTTGGAGTATTCAACGCCCAAGCCATCCAAGCCAACCCAGTACTCAGGGTGATTATCATATCCGCATTTTTAATATCGACAATTCTATCCACTAAATCAATATTACCTGTCTTATCAATAAGTCCTCTAACTTTTGGTGCCTGATTAAAATGTCCAGAAATTCCAAAACTTTTTTCTCTATCAATTACAACTATTTTATATCCATTATTTTTAAGATAATCAAATACTCGTTCCCAACCTACAGGATTATTCCAATATTTTAATTGTGCGGTTGATTGTAATGCAATTACAACATATTTACCTCTTATATTTCGTTCCCTTTCAGGTTCATCTATTTTACCATCAAGTTCTATCATCGGCAAACCTAAGGCATTTGGTGCAATTAATTGAATTGGCAAATTTCTATAATCAATCATCGATGGATTATCAAATCTACTTAAATCCATATCACTTATAGTGAGTGGATAATAATCAATTAAAAATCTCTTTGAAAATGAATATTTATTATCATCTTCTGGTTTAATAAATTTTAAATTAGGGAACGAATTTATAAAAAGTTGATTCCAAAATGTACTAATATAAACTTTAACGTTGTGTTTCTTTCTATATTCTTCAGCATAAGGAACCCAAGAAATTGTATCACCTAATGATGTACTACTAATCCTAATATAATGTATCTCATCTTCTTTCTTTATAACCTTTACTTCAAATTCTTCATATTCTGGTAAAATTTCAACATCACCGATTTCGAATTTTTCTATATTTTCTATAACTTCTTGTGCCGTAATAGTTTTAGAACAAATAAAATGCTCAAAAGTACCTTTATGTTTAGGACACCAGTTCCAATCACCTGGATCAAAAGATGCATATTCATCAGGCTTATTCATACAACCGTTACACACATCATCATTATGCAACCTAACACAACCTGTTAAAAATTCCATAAAAGGTTCTGTAAATCCAGATATCATAATAACTTTAACTTTAAGTGCCCAAGCTAGCCAACTTATCCCTGACGATAATCCTATGAAAAATTCACAATGTTCTAACAACTTTATTGCTTCATCTAATGAATTATTATCAGGTTTAATAACACCATCTAAAGGTTTATTTCCCATATATTCGCCAGTTTCTTTACTTAGTGAATACACTAAATATCCTTTTGACTTCAAATAATTAACAACATCTTGCCAACCTGTAGGATTATTCCAATATTTACATTGTGCGGTAGAATGTTCCGCAATACAAACATATTTTTGTTCTATTTTTCTCTCAGATTTTTCATAATAGATTGGTGAATGTTTTTCTTTCCAATTTTTAATACCCAAAATGTCAGCAACAACTTTTTGTAAAGGCTCACCGAATGGTTTAGTTACATTTTTATTTAAATTATTTCCACCATCAAAATATCCCAACTTATAAGAATGAAGAAAATCATCACTACTTCGGGTATTTGGTTCAAAAAAAATTATATTTGGATATAGATTTTTAAAATATTTATTATAAAATGTTGAACAATAAATTTTATTTAAATTGTGTTCTATTCTAAATTGTTCTACCATTGGCATCCAACCAATATTATCACCCAACGCTTTACTATCAAAAAATATACAAACATCTTTTTCTTTTAAATCTAATTTTTTCTCAAAAACTATCTTATTATTAAATTTTACTCTGATTAACCAGTTAACGTAATATTTTTTATTAGTTTTTGCCCAATGATTGCTTTTCAAATCTATCTGAAATTCAACATTCTGATTATCCTGATTAACAAAATCAACATTATATGTATTTATACCATTTTTATCATCAGGATCTTTTATATTTAAATAAGCACCATCATTAAAAGCATATTCAAAATTTACCATTTTTTCATTTTATTTTTTAATCACATCCTTGAAATCCACAATCTTGACATTCTTTACAACCATTTTGCCAAATAATATTTGTGCTTCCACATTCAGGACAAATTGTACCTGTAGTTTCAACAGAATCTTTTATCCATTTTTTTAAAATTCGTTTTACACCTGCTTTCCAAGTTCCAAAATTGAGTTCTTCTTCACCATTAGTTGCCATATTCATACCATCAACAATATTTAATACACTAGGTAGATGTATTCTATGTCTCAAAAATGCAGACACCATTTTAGAATAATTCCAAAATTCACGATTAAATGCTCTATTTAATCCTTGCATTGTAACCTTATATCCATCTCTATCCGTATATTCAAAATCATATCTTTTATGAATAACACCGTCACTATCCTTTTCTTTAATTTTAATAATAGTTCCATGTTCCACATAAATAGGAATTTGAAACGATTCAGCCAAACCTGTAAATAACTCATATGGATATTTTTCTTTTGATATCTCATCTATACCTAAAAATGCTACCCATTTTTCTTTATTATTAGTGAACTTTATAATTTCACATTCTAATCTTTTAGGTCTACGCTTTGCATTATTTTCTTTCATTTGTTGCTCAATACTCTTTTCATCATGAGACACAATAACACCTTGTCGTGAACCATCACGATAGACTGTTATACCTTTACAACCTGATTTCCAACCAGTTTCATACACTTTAGAAACCATTTCTTCAGTAACATCATTTGGTAAATTTACAGTAACAGAAATTGAATGATCAACATATTTCTGAACTTCGCCTTGCATACGAACTTTTTCAACCCAATCAACATCATTTGATGTCGCTTTATAATAAGGAGATTTTTTAATAATTTCTTTTAATTCGTCTTCCTTCATCTTCTTAACTTCACCAATATTATAACCATTGATTTCTAACCATGTTTCAAATTTATGGTGAAATACATTATATTCTTCCCAATGAACACCTTTATCATCAATAAAATCACTTCTAGAATCTTTATCATTAGGATTAATTTTTCTTCTTCTTTTATAAGATACTAAATATACTGGTTCTATACCTGAGGTTGTTTGTGTACAAATTGAAACTGAGCCTGTTGGTGCAATAGTTAAAAGTGCAATATTTCTTCTACCTTTCTTTAATTTTTCATTCAACTCAGGATCATCATTTTTCAAACGACTAATAAAAGGATTATTGATTTCTTTTTCATAATCATAAACAGGGAAAGAACCTCTTTCCTCTGCCATTATTGCAGAAGATTTATAAGCATTAATCGCAAGTATTTTATGAACTTTAGTTGAAAACTCGGTTGCTGGCTTAGTACCATACCTCAAATTAAGAGCAGCAATCATATCACCTTCAGCAGTTACACCTAACCCTGTCCTTCTACCCTTTTCTGACATTTCTTTAATTTTCAACCATAATTCAGTTTCAGTTCTTTTAATATGTGCGGGTTCTGGATCTGTTATAATTTTTTCTAAAATTTTATCAATTTTTTCAAGTTCTAAATCAATAATATCATCCATAAATCTTTGAGCATATTGTACATGCTCTGAAAATAATTCAAAATCAAAATATGCATCTTTTGTAAAAGGATTAACAACATATGAATATAAGTTAATTGCCAATAAACGACAAGAATCATAAGGACATAAAGTTATTTCACCACAATTTTTCACACAAATACCACCTGATGTAATATATTTATCATCTTCAAAATTAGTAATTATATTATAGTTATGATTATCATCAACTGTTATATTATACACATCCTCATAACCATAAAATTCAATTTTCATAACTTTATGATTATTCACAACCTGATTTTTAAAATCTGCAAAAGTTTTATCATTTGAATTATCAAAATCCTTATGATGTATTGCTACATTTTTATAATCTACAAACTCATCATAATAAAATTCATGTATCAATCTATATTGCCTTCTATTTCTAAATCTACCACCCAACATTTTCTGACCAGTTTGTGCAATTTGCCTATATCCTTTATTTGAACTAAAAGAATAAAATGATGATATAGAATCTCCTTCTATTAAATCTTTTAACTCTTTATAAGTATTATTCTTCATATAAATTCTATGATCTGGAGTTGCTATCAACTCAGAACCATCATCTAAAGTTAACTTCCATACTTCTACATTTTTCTTAGTTTTTCTAGGATTTCTACCCCATTTAATTTCAACTTTACCTTCATTATTAGTCGAATATACAGGCACATCTTCACCTTCTAATGCCAACTGTTTTATACTAACAGCATTTCTACCATCAGCAACAGCAATCAAAGAATCACCAACAACACACGGATTCGTACTAATTGTCTTAAAACCATACTCTTGGTAACAATCAGGCACAGATTCTCTCATAATAGTGTCCCAAAATAATATACCAGGTTCTGCTGATTTCCAAGCATTATGAACAATTTTATCCCATATAGGTTTAGCTTCAACATCTTTTGTAAATTTTGGATTTTTTGAATCTATTGGAAAACTTTGAGTATATTTTGTATTTTTACTAACAGCTTTCATAAAATCATCATGAATTTTTATAGATACATTTGCACCAGTTATTTTACCCTCTTGCATTTTCGCATCAATAAATCCACCTGAATCTGGATGTTTAACACTTACTGTTAACATCAATGCGCCTCTACGTCCATCTTGTGCAACTTCTTCAGTAGTATTTGAAAATCTTTCCATAAAAGGCACTATACCTGTAGATGTTAAGGCTGAATTTTTCACTCTCATTCCCTTTGGTCTGATATGTGATAAATCATGACCAACACCACCTCTACGTTTCATTAATTGTGCTTGTTCTTGATCTGTTAAAAATATACCACCATAAGAATCAGCATCATTACCAATTACAAAACAATTAGATAATGATACCGTTTGTCTATCATTACCTATACCAGACATAGGCGAACCTTGTGGTACCATATATTTGAAATTTTTAATTAAGTCAAATATTTTTTCTTCACTCAACGGATTTGAATATTTCTTCTCTATTCTATGCAACTCACGGGCAATCCTTTTATGCATATCATCAGGAGTTAATTCATAATATACAGTATTATCATCCACTCTACCATCTATTGTATCTTTTAATGAGTACTTATTAATCCAAACATCAGTTGCTAATGTATCGCCTTTGAAATATTGTAAAGTAGCATTATATACATCTTCTCTTTTGTACATTTCTTATTCTTATTTTTTTATATGAAGTTGATATTATTTAAATTATCTAAATATCCACTTTGTTTTAACTCATATATAATTTGAGTTGCATATTCTTTATCAAGCAATTTAAACATATTAAAAATGTTATCTGTAAAATAATATGATAGTTCTACGAAAATTTCAGATTTTGAATATTTTCGTCCTAAACTATCTAACAACATTCTATAATAATCATTAAATGCTTGTCTATTAGGTTTTCTTCTATTTGATGTAAAATCAAGTGAAGTTTTCTGCTGTAATAAAGTATAAACATCATTAGACAACTCTAATCTATTAACATATTCATCATTATGCTTACTTTCAAATTCATATGCGGACCCCGCTTCAATAGGAAATCCTTCTGACGGGGCATAATCTTCTGTTATATATGAATGTTGTTCTGGTTCTTCTTCAATTTTACCCTTAAAGATAGTATCTCGTTTTAAACTATGTTTACCCTCAATTTTGTGATTATTGGTATTAAATTTGAACATAATATCAATATCATCATCCTCATTGTTCTCATCCGAATCATCTTCCGATTCATCAGCAGATTCATCATCCGATTCATCTTCATCAATTTCAGGATCAATATCCAAATCAATTTCTTCCAATTCATCTAAATTTTCAGTATCTTTTAATTCTTTTTTACTCATCAATTTTCATCATTATTTTACACCAGTAAGTTGATCATTTTCCATAGTTAAAAACTTAGTATTAAAATCAAATCTTACTTGTTCTTCTTTATGTTCACCATCTCTTAATTTTAATATTTTCAATCTATAAACATTATTTCTTTTCATTTCAGGATTTCTTATAATACCCCAAACTGAGTCTGCGGTATCAGCAATAGCCTTACTTTCAGGTATATCAGCCAATTTAATATCTGATGCTCCCCAAACGGCTTTATCTACTTGAGTTGCGGTAATAAGTGCCACTTGATATTTGTCTGCGATTCTTCTTAATCCTTCGGCTAAATGCTTACCTTTTAAATATAACATGTTACCTGCATCATTACCCTTTTCAATAGACATAATGTTAATATAGTCAACTATTACCATACCAACTTTTAATCTTTTTACCTCTTCAAATTTCTTTATATAATTATCAATATCTGTTATTGTACAATCAGATGTATTATACTTTTTTACAAATATTTTACCAGGTTGTGAATCAAAAAGATCACCAACTGTTGATTGTGATTTCAAATTATTTATTCTTTGTTTCATAAATACTGAATCCTTTGATTTTTCATCATATTCATCAATATTTATTTTTAATCTCATAGAACCAATTCTCTTCATTACTTTTTGGTTTGTCATTTCTAATGTTATCATTAAAACATTAGTACCAGCATTTGCAGCATTACAAGCAATATTATGAAGCCACATCGACTTTCCAACATTTGTCTCACCCATAAGAACATTAAATGTTGATTTACTCCAACCACCACCTAATATCGAATCAATTGACGACCAACCAGATGGTATGGTGTTCTTTAATAATCTTTGTTTATGTGTCTCAGGGTCATCAAAATCATCACCTAAATCTTCATCATCGTCATCAACAAGCATGACATTATTGAAGAGATTTTTAAGTTTAGAGGCAACTTCTTGTATATTATCATAATTCACATCTTCTATTCCTCTAACCATATCAATACTCTTCAATACATCACCCTTTATTTGATTTTGTATTTTCCAAGCCTTAAATCTTGGGGAAAGCCATTCATCACTTATATCAGTATTGTCCGACTTAAGTAACAATTGAATAACTTTCGCATTAATCTTATTATCCTCATCAGCCAATTTGACCATTGCATAAATTTGTTGGGGGCTAGGAATAATACGACTCTCACTCTTAAGATATTCTTCTCGAATGACGGTATATATAAATTGTATATCTTGATTTTTGAAAAAATATGGCTCAACTTTACTAAATTGTTCAGGATTATCCATAATCCAAATAAAGTAATGCTTCTCCATATTTGTATTCATAGTATCAGCCATATATTATGGTTAATTTTTATCTCTATTATTCAAATAGTGAGCCATCATCTAAATCATCAGAGGAAATGATATTATCTGCTTCAATATCATTGAGTTTTTCATCAAACCCTTCTAATTCTTTAAGATATTCATCGTATGATGGATATTTAAAATATTCATAAATTATTGGTTCCATCGCCTTCAAAACATCAGCATTAAATACTTTTCTATTATAAAGTTGTTTTTCAGTTAATGATTTATCATCTAAATGCTTTACAAGCCACCTTGTCGATGGTTCATATGTAATCTCACCAGTAGATTTATCTAAAACTTTTTTTGCTTTTGCGATTCCAAGTTTATCAAAATTTTCAAATGTGCAAAAGAAATCTAATCCTTTATATGGATTTATACCTTTTGTGAAGTCAATCTCAAATTTAACCTTCTTAGGTTTTGCTATTCTATTTTTCGCAGATTTCGCAGTAATAACAGAGCCACTTTTACCTAAATCTAATTCATCTTCTTGACCAGTTTTTAACTTTGCATCAGATAAAAATAGAATTACACTCGCTGCATAATATAAACCTTCACCTCCACCCATAATAGTTTGAGGGAACATATCCATTGTTAAATATGTATGATTAGTCGCAACTAATGGAATACCTAAAAAACCTAAATCATTTGTTATAAGTCTAACGAGAGATTTAATTTGTTTTGCTCTTGTCATATCTTGTTTAGATTTGAACGCAAGAACATCATCTTTTTCTTTTTCAGAAGCTAACATACCAATTGAATCGATAAAAATTATTGTTTTTGAGACATCCAAACCTTCATCTTTCAATTTTTGTAACGCATCTAAAAATGATGTCAAAAACATTTTAATTTTCTCAACAACATTAGTTCTCATTAACATAAATTTGTTAGGATCAGTAGTGTCAATACCATACATTTCGAAATCTGTTTTCTCAATTGAAAACTCTGTATCTATCCATACAATATTATATCCTTCAAGTTGTGCGTTTCTTGCTATGTTTAGGGAAATGAAACTCTTACCTGTCTGTTTAGGACCAGCAATTACAGTTATTTTATTGTTTGGTATACCACCCTTCAATATACTTTTAGATAATAAGCCATCTAAAATATGTATTCCAGTAGATATAAAATGTTTTTCTTTATCTAATTCTTCAATAGTTACAATATCTTTTTTAGATATATTGTCAATTAAATTAGAAATTTTTGAGAAATCAAAATCCTTACTAGACTTAGCGGATTTTCTTTTTGCCATTTGTTTTGTATTATTTTTTATTTAGACTTATTATAAATAAATCTATTCTTTATACAAGAAAGAACCAAAAAAGTTTTTTAAATTATTTATTGTTTTAAATAATTTTGAGAGGACCCTTTTATAAGTAATATATAATAGAAAATTATTTGTTTATCGTTTATGAATTTTTATGTAGTTTTCGTTAAGAATAGGAAAAAATTTGATAAATATGTTAAAATAAATAGAGTTAGAAACAAGGCGATCATCGACATCAAACAACAACTGGATGAACATGGAATTGAGAATCTTGATGACTATAAAGACTATTTTAACCTATTAATTTACACTAAAATAATTCAAACGTTTAGAAAAAAACGTGATGTTTATTATATACCAAATTTAAATAAAATAAAACACATTGGAATAGAAGATGTGTTACAAATCAAAGAGAACCTTGGTATAAATCATAAATTTAATTTATTATTATTTTTTGAAGATTTTAAAGATAGTGATAATATATCAAGTATCATATCAGATATGAACATTTTTGATGCCGTCCAAATAATAAGCGACTATTAATTTCTCACCTAATACAAAGAAAGAAAAATTTTATATATAAGTAAAAATTACAATATGTTATGGCACATTTCTCTGAAATGGAATTTTTATTTATAAACACCCCTGGCAAAAAAACACCAGCAACGAACACTATCGATAATACTGTTGGTGATAATGAGAGATCCATATATGCATTAAATACCACAAGTACCCAACATTACTATGTATATAAAGGAAGGGAAGGAATAAGAGAAAAAGGTGTTGATAGCACAGGATTACGAAATGAAAGATTATTAGGAAATCACAAAACAAAAGAAATTAAAAATTACACAAAAACAACAGTATATGAAAAAGGTTCAAACAACCCATATGTAGATCTAATTAATAATTTTAATGGTACAAACTCTTCAAAATCTTTACTAATTAAACCATCAGACTTAGCATATCTAAGAGAATTAGGTGTGTATCCAATAAACAGAATGGTGATACTTAGAAGATTTGATGAAGGTTCAGCAATACCTGAAAAATTAGATGAATTAAATTCAGCACCAATATCAACGGTTATTGGTTGGTTAAAAGAAGAAGATAGTTTTGGTAAAATTAGATTTAATGAAAATTGGACAACTACACAAAAAAGATTAGATGAATTGCTTGGTGATATGATAAAAGAAAACTTTGCAAAAGGTAGCAATCTAAAATCAATTATGCCTGTGCCAAGTTTTGCCAGAGGAATACTTTTTGGATTAATGAGACAAATGGGAATTACAGGTGGGGAAGATTCACCTTGGAATTGGAATAATATACCTATTGGCAATCCAAATGTGCTTCAAGAAGGACCATATAGAGACCCATCTACCCAAAACATAAAATCAGATATGCAATACTCATTTGAAACAACATATGAGCAAAAATTTATTGGTGATGTTGATCCAGGTGCGGCAATGATTGATATTATTGATAACCTATTAAAAATGGGCACAAGTGATATGAAATATTGGTTGAATGGTGAATCTGGAATAATACAATCAGCAAAAAGTGGAATTATGAAGGATGATATAAATTATTGGTGGTTACTTGTAAAACGAGCAGTAACTGGTTTAGGTGAACTAATTAAAAAATCTATCAGCGCATTAAAAGCCGCAACAGGTGAAGCCGTGGACAAATTGCAAGAACTGTCACCAGGAGAAATTATGGAACAAGGTAAAAACCTTCTCAGGGAGACTTTAAAAACTGTAATGACAGCCACAATTGCAAAATATAGATGGGAACTTAAAGGTTCAATAGAGATGATGACAGGTAGAGATAGTTCAACACCATGGTATTTAACCGTAGGCAATCCTTACACACCTTGGTTAGCAACCAACCATATAATAGTCAACAAAGTAGATATTGAAACAAGTAATGAAGTTGGATTTAATGATATGCCTATGTGGTTAAAAGCTACAATAAGTTGTAGTCAATCAAGAAATTTAGGTAGAAATGAAATTATCCGAATGTTTAATAATTCATTTTTGAGAGATTATTCTAAATATGATAAAAATCCTATGGGGGATAATATAAAACCTTTTGATCAAGCCACACCATTGACAAGTGAAAACAATCCAAACAATGTTGGCACCGAATCATCAACGGAAAAAAGACAAATGTTAAATATACCTAATGTTGACACACAATCACAAATCAACAGTTTAACCACATCATTAAATAAATTACGATAAAAATAACCACTTACAATGAACATTTATTCATTTGACATATCATCATTAAAGTTAAAAGATAAACTATTTAATCTATTTCAAAAAAATATTGTCTATAATATTGAAATTCAACTTTACACATATATAGTACCTAGAGAATATGAAATGAGGTTAGATTTAATTTCCAAAAGAATATATGGTTCGTCAAATTATGTTGAAGAACTAATGGTTATTAATAATATTATTAATCCATATTCAGTAAAAGAGAATCAAGAAATATATTATTGCTCAGAAAATAATATAAATTATCTTTATGTTAAAGATGATTTAGAAGATACTGATGATATAAGAGAGCATATTATACGAACATCACAACCTAATAAAAATCGTGAAACTAATAAAATTCCCACAACATTACAACCTAAAAATATCAAACAGGTTACTATAGACACTAAGAATAGGAAGATTAAAATCATGAATTCATTTAAATAACGGGGTAAGTTGCATTTTTATATATAATAAAAATGTAATTTACAAAATGATAGAAGTAAAGGAATATTCTAATATTAAACAAAGATTAATTGAATTTAATTTCGCAGGTAATCAACCTGACAACGCATTAACAGATTATGCATCATCCTTTGATATTTTTCCTATTGTTTTATTAAGCAAATCTAACCAAAATTCGGGCACAACAATTGATCCTAGTGCAATTTTTAATATCAGATTGTTCAATAACAAATTTTTACCAGAAATTGAAATGGTATGTATAGATGAAATTGGTACATTAATTGACGACTTTTTTCCTTTTGATAATGATGTAATATTAAGCATTTTTGTAAAATCAACATCAGAAGAAACTATGCCAATTAGAATGGATTTTAGAATATTACAATATAATCCAATACAAGCAAGTATTGAAAGCACAGAAAAAAGATTCTCACTTAAAGGAATATTAGATGTTGAAGGGTTACACTACACAATATTTGAATCATATCCACATGAAACTAGTTATAATGTTTTAAAAACCATATCCAATAAAATAGGTTTAGGATTCGCAACAAATATGAGTAATACTGATGATAATATGACTTGGATAAACCCAGCATATACTTATTTAGAATTTATTCAGGATATTACTAAAAGAGCATATATATCAGACAATACCTTCGTTTGGTCATTTATAGACTTTTACTATAATTTAAACTTTGTTGATATAGAAACCGAACTTAGCGAATCACCAAAAGTCTTACAATCCATAAATACAAACTTTACTGATGAAAAAAACGAAGAAAAAAAAGAAGATTTCGTTGATCTTTATCTATCAACAAGCGACAATTTAGCAATGACAAACAAATTTATCGCAAAATACAATCTAACTAACCGTTCATTTAACACAAATTTAGATTCAGGATATATTTATTCTTCTAGATGGTTTGATAAATCAACAAATACAATTGAACAAACACTCACTCAAGAGAACCAAACTGACGATCCAAATTTAATTCAACTAATAACTAATGAACCTATCGTAAATAATAATAAAGGTGGCACATTCTTAGGTAAAATAGATGAAGATAATGTACATAAGAACTATCACTTAGCATTAACACTAAATGAATTTAATATATCTAAATTACATAAAGTAACAATGACAGCAACACTTCAAATGGTTAATTTTGAGATTCGAAGATTTCAAAACTTATTAATAGATTTTTTTGATGTTAATATAACAAAGGATGATATCGGAGTAAAAGAAAAATTGTCTGGATATTGGTTTGTTACTGGAATTAATTATAACTTCAAAAGAAATGGTGGAGCAACACAAGAAATCACATTAGTTCGTAGAGATTTAAATTTAACATATACAGAACTTCACGACATAAGAAACGAATTAAATCGAAAAAAATAATTAACAACTATGCCTTTAAGTTACAGAAATTTAATAAGTGGTAATAAAATAATGGACACTCTTGGTTCCATTGGAGATAAAGATGAATTTGATAGAAATCTACAGGATATCATAAAAAATCAGAGAATTAATCCTAAATATGTGAAAGGTTATGAAAGTGAAACTTTCTGGGAAAGCGTATTTGGTGGACAATTAGGCGCAAAAGATAATCCTGAAATGCAAAGTAGGTTTGGTCAATTATTTGGATTTGAGAATAAAGAAATTGATCCTTATGATCCTTACACTATTTCTGGTGCAAAAAAGGAAGTGTGGTGGAAAGATGAGAATGGAGACCCAATGGTAGGTCGTGTCTTATTTCCAAAAATAGATGAAGATGTAAATACATTTAGAAATATATTATTTAATGATTTTAATAATGATCCATATGAGCAATATGAAGATCCACTAATTTTAGGTTTCAAGGTTGGATTCAACCCAAATTCACCATTTTTTAATGGTTCAACAGTAGGAGATGATATTAGTTCTTCACCTTTTAATAGTATTCGTTATTTCTTCGATAAATATGGATTTGGTGGTGATGCACCAATAGACGAAATTGCAACTAGATATGAATGGTATTTGGAATTTAAAAGAAAATTATTTACAATTTTTGAAAAAAATATCACAGAAGGACAACCAGTATATAATAAACCATATTATATCAATAAAATATCGGGATTAAATAATTTAAACAAAAAGATAATTAAATATGGTGATGACAAATTAACTATCACTCTAAATGAAGATGTTAGAATGATTGCTTGGTATCTTTCAGAATTATATAATAACTTAGTATATTCATATAAAAACAAAAGGTATATGATACCTGAAAATCTTTTAAGATTTGATATGAATATTCAAATTAGTGATATGAGAAATCACATCTTTCCTACTGGGAAATTACAACCAGAATTGAGAGAAGATCAAAACAAACTATTTAAATATGAAATATCTCCAAAATCAACAATAATGTTTACATTACATGATTGTAGTTTTAACTTTTTCAATTCATATAACTTTAGTGACGATATCATACAAGCAGGTTATGGCGCATCAATGCCTTCTCAATCAGAATTACAATTTGATATTATATATAAATCTGTAACAAGATGGAGCACCTTTCCTTTTCTTGATGGTGGAACAGAAATTAATCCTTGGGAAAATACAATAGATAGTAAATATTTTAAAGAATTAGAAATAATAAAATCAGAAAGTACATCTCCTACACCTAAAGGATTTTGGAATAGTAAATTAAGTTCCGTAGCACAAACAGTTGCTAACGCAGGTTTGAATTATCTTGACAATTTAGAAACTAGGTTAAGAGAAGAAAGAGGTAAATTTGTTGAAAGTTCTTTAAATGAATTTAGAAATTGGACTACTATTAACAAAATAGAACCCGATAATGTTTATTCACCAGATTTCAATAATAGATTAAGTTTAAAAAATGCTGGAAAAGCCTTAGCATCAGACTTATTAAATGATTTGGAAGGTGATGTAAGAAATATAACTAACTTTTAATGGAAAAAAGATTTGAAAAGAAATTATATATGGGGATCGTTGAAGATAATTATGATCCAAATCGTAAAGGTAGAATTAAAGTTAGGGTGCAGTCCTTATATAATGAGATACCACTAAGCGATATTCCTTATGCTTCACCATTTATGGATTTAGCAGGTAAAGAATATAAAGTTCCAGCAATTGGTAAAATTGTAAATATTTTATTCTTAACTAATGATTTTTATGACCCATATTATATCTATTCTGAAAACTATAACATAAATTTAGAAAATAAACTAAATATGTTAAGTGATGATGAGTATGTCAATTTTGTTGCATTACTTTTTGATGAAAGAACACAAATTTCAGCGGATAGTAATGAATTAACAATTGATCATCTTTATAACAAAATAACAATTAATAAGGAATCAATAAATCACGAATTAAAAGATAATACCCAATTATTAAATTTAGGGGACAGAGCCGCTGGACAAGATGCAGTATTAGGTAATCATTGGTTTGATTGGTTTGATGAATTTGTAAGTACATTACTACAACCAACATCATTATTAGGAAATCAATCAGCCCCAATAATAAAACCTCAAATTGATGGATTGTTACATAAATATCAAGCAATTAGACCAACATTCGTTTCTAATCACGTTAAAATTGTCGATAATAACCAAGTTACAAAACTTGATAGAAATCCTAGAACAGATACATCAAAAGAAGATAAAAGTCTAATTGATAACACTATCAATTTTGATAATCAAGAACTTTTACAAAGAATTGAAGAACAAAATAAAAAGGCATGTAAAATTGAAGTATCTTCAAAACCAACTTCACGATTACCACAACCTGAAACTGAATCTCATGGTGATGATCCAAATTTCACACCTGATGAAGGTTCTTATGAAAAACGATTAATTGATGGAAAAATTTATACTGTGACTGATGCAAATAGACAAGAACTTGATAATCTTGAAAAATCAATAGAAGCTCAAAAAGAATTAGAAAATAATACTCCAAGTGGAAAATATAAAGGTCAAAGTTATTTAATTGATGGTAAATATAACACCAAAAGTAAAGTTTATAATCCTGAAGAAATTGAAGAAACCAAAGTTACATTACCAGATTCAATAGGAAATTATCCTATATATAATAAAGGTGTAGAAATTAGTAAAAAACCCGCAGTTAAAGTGCAAAATAAAATAGTTATTAGTGACTACTACCCAGCATTTAAAAAAATGTATGATGCGGCAAAATCTGATGGTGTGATACTTAGATTAAACGATGCTTATAGATTATGGGACGACCAATATCGTTTAAGAGTTCAAAATGCACCAACAAACAAAAAAACTGATGAAACATTTTTAAAAACCGCAAGTTCAAAACTTTTTAAACCTGTAACTGCACCACCAGGTTATGGGTATCACCATTATGGAATAGCATTTGATATATCGACAAATGGAGGTAAAAATGATGCGTATAAATGGTTAGAAAAAAATGCTGTTAATTTTGGATTTGTAAGAACAGTAAAATCAGAAACATGGCATTGGGAATATAAACCTTGGGAAGTTAGAAATATAAGATCGTGGGACAAATATGCAGTAGTTCCTAAGAATCATAATACTTGGACAATCGGAGGTGACGAACTTGATGATCAACAAATTGCAACTAAACAAAATACTAGAAATTATACTCCTAGTTCACCAAGAGAATGTTAAAAAATTTCTTCTTGTAAAATTTCCATACATTCAGTCACAGCAATTTTAGTACCAACTATCACATAATCATATAAACTAAAGACATCATTTTCTCTTGCAGTTTTATTGAAAAAATCATTATCGGTGAGTAGTTCATCAATATCGCCTTTATATTTTAAATAGAAATTAAAAATATCATTATCTTCTACGAAATTTTCAATTACAGTATCAGAATCTTCAATATACTTATTGATAAAATTTTGATAGTTAACCATTTCTGAACTATTTATAGTACCATCAATTAATTCTAAAATACCTCTTTTAAGGCTTTTATATTTACCAGTAATTTTTTCTTCGAAAGAACTGATATCTTCATTTAATTTGGAAAATCTTTTCATAAATTTATATATTAATTTACAATTATCTTTTTTAATTCAATCTCAGTATAATTTTCATTAATACCAACATCAAAATATATCAATTCTTCATTGACAACTCTAAAACCAATATTACCCGAATGAACATCAACTGGGTAAATATTATATTTCTTAGTTTCTATTGCAATATGTTTCAATTTTTCAATATAACTATCAACCTGCTTTTCCGTAAGACATATTTTACACTCATCAAAATATTTAGTCTTAAAATAGTTAATATACGAAGGATGGAATTCATTATATTTAAAGAAATCTTCTTGATTATAATTCACTGCAAAATAGTCAAAAAAATCTCTTACTGCTTCTGAGTACTCAACTAATGTAATCAAATACTCCATTATTAATACATATGTTGGCTTTTTTAATTCGGAACTCACCAATTCATACACTTCATAATATTTAACTATATTATTTGTATTTTCACCAATCAACATATTTGCGGTAAACGCTTCTCTTTTATCTGTTGTAATTTTCATTACTTTATATCCATCCACTTTATATGCTGAGCCATATGATCCAGTATTAATATAATTCATAATATCTCTACCTATCTTTCGAGCAACATTTCGTGCAAATACCATACTATATCTACTGGACGCAATTTGTTCCACTTGCCATTCTTCAAAGCAACAATACATTTTCTTCATTGTAACCTTATATATTAAACTTTAAAAAAAGATTTTGATATATTAAATTATAAAAACAATTAAAAATCATGTTAGAACATTTATATGATAAAAATGGGGATTTAAAACCTGAGATAAAAGAAAAAATAGAAATTTTTGCTGAAGAATTCAGCGCAAAATTAGATATTGAATATAAAAGAGCACAAAAACTCAAACACTATTTAGATGAAAGAGATTTTGATGATTTTATAGGAAGAATAATTAGAGAGCATGGTGACAAATATTGTGATAAATGTTATAAAAAAGGTTATGAACCTTATCCTAATAATAAATTTAATTTATTATTAAAGTTAGTTGAAATTGAAGGAGAAGAAATAACAGACATTGATTTTAAGGATGATTGTGTTTTTCCAAATCAAATTATAAAATATAAAAATTATTATTTTCAATGGATTTGGGGGCAAGGCTGTATCATACTTATATATGATGAAAATCATGAAAGAATATTTTCAATATAATGGCAAGTTTACATAAACCAATATCACCATTTTTCCCAAATCCAATTTTATTATTTGAACCTATCTATAACAATTTAGTTGATATTGACTTTGGTGAGAATGTTTTAAATGAAAATTGTTTTAAAATAAAAGGCAATATTGCACACATTCACAACAATTATGATAATATAAGGAAAAAAAGTACATCACAAATAATAGAATCTTTGATTAATACTAATTTGCCAAAAGTTATATTTAATTATCACGATAAAAATGGTGAAGTATTAGAACAAATAATTGTTTGCAATTTCAAATTTATAAAAATCATAAATAAATTAGATTTTAATTGGAATGAGAATACACTAAAAAAATTAAAAGTTCAATTTGAATATGATAAAACTTTTCATTCTGAAAAAGAATACAATTCATATATTCGAAAAGAAAAATTAAACAAAATAAATGGACGAAAAGATTAAAAAATTAGAAGAACATCTAAATTTTGTTTGGAGTTTAATTCCAAACAAACCAACATATGGAGAATTTAATAAAATATTTCCTGTTAAAAATAATGTGGAAGTATTAAGAAACTTTGAAAAAGAAAATGAATGGTTTGGTATAGCAAGATATGATACCGAAAATGAAGGCATTTCAATACTTAGTATGTTTGCATCTATCACAGACTTTTTAAGTGATGGTTGGAGATTAGCATTTGACACCGAAGGTGATAATAAAGATACACCAATAGAAGAACAAATAATTGTGGGATTTAAAATGATTAGACTTGATAATTAATCATCAACATTTTCAATGTAAGGAAATCTTTCTTTATTTCTCGGATCTATAATATCTTTGCGATATTCAAGAACATCTAATTTTATTTCTCTACACTTCTTTGCCACATCCTCTAATTTTCTTCTTAACCTAATAGATGCCGCCTTAATATTCTTACTATAAGTTTTATAATAATCAACTCTTGCTGACTCTAATATTTCAATCAGTTCGTCAATTTCATTTAACTCACCCATAAAACTTATTTTTATTTTTATATATTGATTGAAATAGGACCCATACACCATAATATATAAAAATAAAAATCATTATAATGATGAAAAGAAGTGAATTTTTTGATCTATACAATAAATTGCAAGGTCTTAGATACCATAGTGACAACAAAAATTTTTCTTATGCCTTAATAAAAAATATTAAAGCTATTGAACAAGATATTAACAAACTTAATGAAGTTATAAAACCAACTGAAGAATTTCTACAATTTGAACAAGAGCGACTTGCTATTTGTCAATCACATTCAATTAAAGATGATAATGGTGACCCACTTTTAAATGGTGATGAATTTCAAATTGAAAATATTGAAAAATTTAATGAAGATTTAATACCATTAAAGACGAAATATCAAGACATGTTAAATTATAGACAAGAACAAATAGAAAAGTATAATTCTCTTTTAGATCAAGAAATTGAAATGGAATTAGTTAAAATAGGACCAGATGATTTACCTGATACTATAACACCAAACGAAATAGAAGATATCTATCCTATATTGTTATAATAAATGCTTTTTTTCTTACAGATAATATATCACAAAAGGTGATGGAACTTATTTTGTCACCTTTTGTCCATATATTTTGAACCTTATTGTGTCCAACATATTGATGAATATTTTCTAATGGCTCCTCTAATTCTCGTTTATCCGCCCAAGTTGGTCCACCTATATAAGAATCACCACCTCTCCAAGATGATACTTGCATTAAAATATCTCTCCATTTATCATCATTTCCAATATCATTTAACACTTCAGCTAAATTTGAATTATCTTCTTTTAATCCAAAATATTTTAATACCTCAATATGTTCATCATACCACCAAACACTAATACCAGCATGTACAAAAATATGATTATCTCTTTGTAATGCAAATTGGAAAAGAGATTTATTTTTTTGAAAAACTTTTATGGTTTCTTTTAACCTTTCATTATAGTTTACTGAACTTGTATGGTATTTAGGATACCACATATATTGGGCATCGTGATTACCTATAAGTAATGTAACATTATCTGGGTGAGACTTTTTATAATTTATAATCAAATTCAAATTTACAAGTGCATCACTATCATCAATCTTATTATCATAAGGATCACAATAATCACCCAGAAAAATAAAATGGGTATCTTTATTCTCACCAACAAAATCCATCCAGGAATCTCTACCGTGAATATCACCTATAACACAAAATCTCATAAACAATTCTTTATTTAATGAATATACTTATAATATATCACAACTGAATAAAAGTTTGATAATTATGGTTAATATAACATTTGACGAATATGTAAATATGATGGAAGACGAATCTAAATGGCAAATAATAAAAGATTTTGTTAATGAAACAAAGTACTTTCGTTCCAGAGATATTCCACTTGGAAGTACTGGAAAAGTATATGTAAACTATTTACACAAAGCTGGATTTTTAGGTAGACCTAAAAAAGGTATTTATTCATTAAACTTACATGTCGAAAATGATATAACATTATATAAAGTAACGGACTACGCTTATGGTGACAATAAAGGAGTAATCAATAAAGTTGTTCGTAAAAACAAAATTATAAATTTAAATGAAATTTCAGAAGAATAAAGACGGTTACATAGAAGTTGAATATGAAGGTTCTTATTATTTTCTAGATGGTAAAAAATGGGTAAGAGATTTTAAAATTGATAACTCAACATATTACAGCAATACTGGTCATAACACAACAAGAAAATTTATTATTCCAGTAGGACAACTATCTAGAAAACAGGCAGAAAAGCAAATAAAACAATTGATGGCACAATATACTGATAAAGAGGTATTTTACGATGAAATTCAATCTAAATTGACACGATTATTAAGGAAAGCAAAATTAGATCAATTAAAAAATGTTGAAATTTTATGAGCAAATATTGGGTTAAAGTAAACGTTACTTGTAGGAACGACATCAAACTTTATACAGATGATAAAGAAAAACTTAATGAACTAGAAAAAGATGCTGTTACACAAGCATTTTTACATGAAAGAACTTGTAAATTATGTGCAGATATCAAATGGATGAGAGAACAAAGAGAAAAAGAAGATGCACTTTATAGAGTACAATCAGTTGCAAGATGTGGAGAAATATTATTTGTTGAACACACAAATCCATCTGAAGTAAGAAAAACACAGATGGAAAGAAATGTATGTCAACAAGTGGCGGAACATAGAAGAAATTGTATAAAATGTATAAGAATAGAAAAATTAGATAAAATAAAGAATTTAACAATTTAATAAAATTAAAAATGGAATTAGAATATACACAAAACGATTTAAAATCAGCATTTGAATTTGGTAAAAAGTATCCAAATTTAAAATTAAAAGATTGGTTTAAATATGAGAAAACTCAACTAACAAAAGAAGAACAAAAATTATTTAAATTTATTGATGTTGCAACAGTACCGATAGGTAAATCCAAATTGTTTTTTATGAATTGGAACGGTGTTGGAGGTGGACATTTTTCTGAACCTTTTAAAATATTCAAGAGAAAATATTTTAACAAATATTATCAATTTTTTAATAATTGTTCTGGAGAGTTTAGTGTGATAGTAACAGGAGAAGATTTTTTCAACTTAAAAACCTTTGATAAAACTGATTATGAAGGTGTGTATGTAAAAGAAATAATTCATAATGATGTAAAAATTACTATTATGAATTATATTGATTTTGATGGCGATAAAGATGAACATCAAGCTCATATGTTCTATTCTTGGAGAAACACTTTAGAACGAAATAATTACCATTTTTGGCAAATGGCGAATTGGGACGTTTATATTGATAAACCTTATAATTTAAACGTCACACCAGCATTAGAACTTTTAGAAAAAAAAATCATTAAATGAAATATAAAGTAGGTGATAAATTAGTTTGTAGAGAAAATTTTGGTGATTGTATGGATACCATAATTTGGTATAAAAAACATAATTCATATGAAATAAATGACATCAGAAATAATTGGTTTGAAGAAAATAAAACTGCATATTTTATATCAATTAATGATAGTTCTGATCTTGAATTTGAATATTCTGAACTACTTAAACATTTTTATATACCAAGTGAACTTAGAAGAAAAAAATTAGATATCATAAATGAAATATCCGAATGATTTTATAAATAAAAATATAGTTGGCGACTCAGTAGAATTGATGAAGCAAATTCCTGATAATGTTATTGATTTAACAGTAACATCACCACCATACGATAATCTCAGAACATATAAAGGTAAAATAAAAGATAATATTACTTTTGATGATTATTCATTTCCTTTTCAGGAAATGGCACAAGAACTCTATCGTATAACAAAGAAAGGTGGTATCGTTGTATGGGTAGTAAACGATCAAGTAAAAAATGGTGGAGAAACTGGCACATCATTTAGAATGGCATTATATTTTCAACAAATAGGATTCACTATTTATGACACTATGATTTATCACAAAAATGGTCCACCATTTCCAGAATCTGGTAGATATTCACAAGTTTTTGAATATATGTTTGTATTTTCAAAGGGTAAACCAAATACTGTCAATTTAATTAAAGATAAAGAAAATCGTTGGTCAGGACACCAAAATTTTGGCACACCTTCTGCAAGAACAAAAGAAGGCAACTTAAAAAAATCTGAAGCATTTACTGTTGCAGAATATGGCACAAGATATAATGTTTGGTACATCAATGCTGGTAAAGGCTACACAACTAAGGACGATTATGCTTACGTTCACCCAGCAATGTTCCCAGAAAGTTTATCGGAGGATCATATTTTATCTTGGACAAATGAAGGTGATATTGTATTAGATCCGATGTGTGGAGCAGGCACCACTTGTAAAATGGCAAAACTTAATAATCGTAAATACGTGGGTATGGACATCAATCAAGAGTATGTTGATATATCTGACAGACGAGTAGAGATCGTGTCTTACAACAAGGATAAACCTAACCCAAAGGTTAAATTTATCGTTTCAAGGGATGAAATCTTAGAAAAACGAAAGAAAACTAGAGAAGAAAACAAAAGAAAGAAAGAAATGGATTTAACGGAAAAAGATATAGAAATTTTGGAAAAAACAATTGAAAATCCACCAGAACCAAATGAAAAATTAAAGGAAGCTGCGGAAAAATATAAAGAAGATATAGATGATTAGCGAAGAATTACTTAAAATTCACTATAATAGTCGTAATGATGGTTTTGATGAAGAAGAAGATGATGACTATGAAAAAATTCAAGAAATTTATAAGCAATCCGCATATGAATATGAAAAGTGTGTGAAATTATATATTGATTATATGGAACAAGAAAAAATAAAAGTAAACAGATGAGTAAATTAAAAAGTGAATTATTTTAAAGTTTATGATTATTTATTCTATTTTGTGCTAATTCAAAAGTTTCAGACTCTATCTCAATACCAATAAATTTTCTATTAGTGTTAAGGCAAGCTATTCCTGTAGTACCTGAACCCATAACATTATCCAACACAACATCGCCTTCATTTGTGTAAGTTTTTATTAATTCTTCTAACAATTCTATACTTTTCTCTGTTCTATGAAGAGACTTGCTAGGGTGTGGCTTTTGAAAAGAAAAAATAGATGTTGGGTATTTTTCTGTTGTGCCCGCTCTCGAATCATCAACCATATCAAAATCACCATAATTTTGATTTTTATGTTCTTTATTTAAATATGATGTACCTTTAGAATGTAATGGTTTGCCACATATAAATTGTGGATTATAAGTTGGCAATTTTGAATAAAAGACAGCTATTTGTTCATGAACCCTCAATGGCATCCTGTTTGCATTTAAAAATCCACTAATCAATTGTTTATCCCAAATTATATCATATCTAAACATTTTTCTATTTGAATTAACTAAATCAACATAAAATATACCTTGAGAGAATAATAATATTGGACCATTATCTTTAATAACTCTTTTATATTGCTTCCATAATGGCTCAAAAGGAATTCTAATATCCTTCTTATTTTGTGTCACACCAAACGGCAAGTCTGCCAATATTATATCGACACTTTTATCTTCTATTTTATTCATCACATTTAAACAATCACCCTTATATAATATCATATATTTTATTAATTTTTACTTTATATATTTAAAAAATGATATTGTTTTTGTTACCTTTTTACATTTACATTTTTAATATATAAATAAAAACCACTTTTTATAAAATGAAATGGACAAAAGAAGAATGTACAAAAGAGGCACAAAAATATTTATATAAAAAAGATTTTAAAAAATATTCATCAGGCGCATATACATCATCAATTAAAAATAAATGGTTGGATGATATAACTAAACATATGATATCTTTACGAAAAAGCAAAGATGAGTGGACATTAGAAGAATGTAGAGATATTGCAAAAAAATACAAAACAAGGACAGAATTTAATAAAAAAAGTATATCAGCTTATAGAATATCATTATCTAATGATTGGATAGCTGATGTTTGTTCACATATGAATTGTTATGGTAATAGGTATTTGAGATGTATATACTCATATGAATTTAGTGATAACTCAATATATATTGGGTTAACATATAATACGGATAATAGACATAAAAAACATATGTTTAAAGGAACAGTAAAAGAACATATGATTAAAATTAACGAGAATCCAAAAATTAAAAAATTAACAGAATATCTACCAATAAATGAAGCAAAAAATGAAGAATATAAATATGTAGAATTTTATAAAAAAAATGGCTGGAAAATTTTGAACAAAATAAAAACAGGGGGAGTTGGAGGCACATCAATCATATGGAATTATGAAAATTGTAAAAAGGAATCATTGAAATATAAAAGTAGAAGTGAATTTGCAAAAAATAACGGTAGCGCATACTATTCATCTATAAAAAACAAATGGCTAGATGATATATGTTCTCATATGATACTAAAAAAGAAACCTAATGGATATTGGAATTATGAAAATTGTAAAAAAGAAGCCTTAAGATATAAAACTAAAAAATTTTTTTATAAAAACTCAAAAGGTGCTTATAACTCAGCAAAAAGAAACAAATGGCTTAATAATATCTGTGAACATATGATAGGTAATAAAAACATAGGATATTGGAATTATGAAAATTGTAAAAAAGAAGCTTTAAAATATAAAACTAAAACAGAATTTAAAACTAAATGTGGTAGTGGCTATTTTTATAGCTATAAAAACAAATGGCTTAATGATATCTGTGAACATATGACAAAAAGCGATTGATTTAATTAATGGAACTACCTAATAATGAACAAATATATAAAGATATGTTTGATATGATGAATAAGGTTTTCAAAGAAAATAACGTTTTTCAAAGAAAACCAACAATACTTTATGATGATTATTATACAAATTTTATAACATTTTTGAAAAATAGCTTTGAATATGATCGTTTTCAAAATGAAAAGTTAAATATTGTTGATTATGTTGATAATTTTAAAAATTTAGAACTATTCTTTAAAATTATCAGTAATACGAATGTTTTTTTAGTTGAACAACCATCATTTATTTTGCATTATCTTCAAGATGATAACCAACTAACTACAATTACTAAACAAGTATCCGAAACAAACATTTATGGCTTTGTTGATGAATTTAATAAAAGCAATAAAATATTTATTTTATATATGATTAGGAGTAATGGAATGTTGAGATATGTCACAGTTGATAAAGATCCAAGATACATACAACTTAATGTGAAAGAAAGATTAAAGAAAGAAAGAAGATTAAAATTAGAACAAATAAATGAAACAATATAAATGGATAATATGGTTTCCTAAAAAATGGGAGAGACATACACATTCATCTCCTTCTGTGCTTTATGGATATTTAGATGGTGAAATATTTATATCAAATAAATATCTTTTCAATACTGACATTGAAAGTGAATCTAATGGTTTCACACCTATTGATGAAAGATTTAAAGAAAAATATTATTATGAATTTTTTGATTCTAAAGATGATGTCGTTATATTGAGCAAAGAACTTCAAAGGGAAAAATATAAAATAAAACAAGAATTTCAAGATAAAATGGAAAACTTTTATTCTAAAACATCTTTAAAAAAGATGAAAAATAAAATTAGAGAAGCGAAATTAAAACAAATAAATGAGCAAATTTACGATAGGGGATAGAGTTATTTATATTGGTTTCAATGATGATGGTTTAGATGGTCCAAATGCTTGGAAATTAGAAAGATTGCAAGAATATACTATCACAAATAAAGCATTTGAAACACATAAAGATACAGGTATGTTTTATGGTGTGAGAGATTATAAAGGTGTAGAAACTACTTGGTATAAAGAAAAGGATTTTATAAGTATTGTTGAAGCTAGAAAATTAAAATTAGATAAGATAAATGATAGATATAACATATAATAGAACAGAAAACACAACTCGGGTAGAATTATCAACATTTAACATTTTTAATGAGGAACAATTACCTCTTGTAGTAAAATTTAAAAATTTTATTAACAATAAAATAGTTTGGACTCGAAAATTAGATGAAGGTTGTTGGGTTGAATGGTCAGGTGGTGAAGTCATATACAATTTTACAATTGATACTGCTCAAGAACAACGAGTATTAGATTGGAAATATCAAGTTGAAAATAATGGCACACTTGTAGAAAAAACATTATATTATTTCATTAAAAATACCCCACATAGAACTAAAGGACTTATTGTTGGTTCACATAATGGATTATGGGGTCAATGGATATTTCCAGTAATAGAAAATGCTTGTGATGTTGTAATGGTTGATGGTAGTTCACTTCAATTGGAAGAAGCCAAAATAAACTATTCTCATCTAAATAATTGTAAATTTATAAATGAAATAGTTACACCTGATGGTAAAGATGTTACTTGGTTTCAAGGTAAAGAAGGGTGTACAGATACCGTGGATAAGAAAATTATTTCAAAATTTTTAAACGAAGATGAAATCATAAGTAGTTTTAGAACGACTATATCAATAAACAATATTTTTGAACAATACGGAAACTTTGATTGGCTCTATTTAGATGCTGAAGGTATAGACTCAGATTTAATATTATCTCTTAATTATCATCCTGGTTTAATAATATATGAACCTGATCATATCTCTGATAAACAAAATATCAAATTGATGGAATGGTTTAAATTAAATGGGTATAAAGTATTTGAAGAATTAGATTGTATAGCAATAAAAGAAATATGAGATACGAAAAAGAATATTTAGATAAAATTGGAATGAAAGTATCACACAAAATTGATGAAGATACAATGGCACCAATAGTAACATTTGAACTTAATGGTGTTGAATCTACAATAAAAATGACAAGACTTGATATGGAAGATTTTAAAAGTGGTCCACCATATGATGATTTTATTGTTAAAAGAATTAACTCACATATAACAGAATTAATAAAAATTGTTAGGAAAAAGAAATTGGAAGATATAAATGAAATGGACTGAAGAAAGAAGAAAAGCATACGGTATTGATTTAGATACTATGAGTGAAGCGACAATGGCACCAAGATTAAGAATAACAATTAATGGATACTCAACCTTAATGTCATTAACTAGAGAATTTATAGAAGATTTAAAATGGCAAACACCGAATTCAGAAGTGTTTATTGATAGTATGATAGATGATGAAATTGAAAGACACCCTGAATTTAAAAGGATAGTCAGAAAAAAGAAATTGGAACAAATTGAACGATTGGACAGAACGGATAGATAATATGTATTGGTGGGATGAATATAAAAAAGAAACTATTATAATCTCCAAAGAAGATGTTAATGAATCAGTAGGTAAAGGTATGCCTACTAAGATCATAAAGAAAAACACAAAACTAAAAATTACAGATAGTTTCAAATTTATGATATTTGTAGAAGATGAAAATAGAAATTTGGGGGTAATTGATACTAAAGATATAAATAGATTTTATAATACTAAAGAAAGTGCTAAAATTATTAGAAAAGAAAAATTAGATAAGATAAATGATAAAATATAATTTTGGAATAGAATGTGAAATATCTTGGAATAAATTTCTCTGTGTTAATATGGGTGAAGAAAGACGATATAAACAAGAATTTGAAAATTTTAATGAATTTTTCTATTTTTTAGAACACAATAAACGAACTATAACAAAATTATTATTTGATGGGTATGAATATATTCTTCAAAATGGACTATTACATAATTTATACGGACCTGCAAAATTAAGACATAAAGAAAAAGAAGATGGAGATCCATTTTTCGGCACAACCAAATGGTTTTTTATCAATGGTAAATTGGTAACCGATAAATTAGAAAACTATAGGGGATGTAAGAATTTAGAAGATTTTGAAAATAATGAAATTTTCTTTTACGAAGAAGTAACAGGTAAAAAATCTGGTAGAGATGAAAAGACTGGACAACTTTATAGACGAAAAGAGGGTATTGATTATATAAAACATCCAATAAATTTAGAATCACTTAGACAAAAAGATATAAGAAAAAAGAAATTAGACCAAATAGATGAGCAAGATAATTATAATCAGCAATACCCAATTTAACATATCAAAAAACCTTACAACTAAAGAATGGTTGAAGAATATGGATTATTATTTCAACAACGAATTTATACCTTATTTAAAGCAAAATAAGAGCGATAACGACATATTAGTACACTTAGGTAATCTACTATCAAATACCAAAAACATCAACTTAGAAGTCTTAAAATTCATTCAGGAGACATTTGAGAGTATAAGTTCAATACTACCAGTCTATATTTTAAACGGTGAAAATGATACACACACAAAAACCATCTTAAACAACATTAAAGATATTGAAATAATATCAGAACCTAAAGAAATTGAAATTTTATTAGACCAAAGATTCGCAATGTTACCAAGTAATAGTAAAGTAGAAGATATTGACAAATTTGATTCTGATTATTGTTTTTTTCACTTTGATATTAATACACCTCAAAGAGATTCAATACTTAAAAAATTATCAAAATTTCAAAAATGTTATTGTGGTTATTATGATAAAAATGGTGTTATGAAAAATATTAAATTTTTAGGTTCACCATACAACTTAGAAAAAGATGAAAAGAAAGGGTTTATTGTTCTAGAAACACACACTAATAAAGATAAATTTATTCTTAATAAAATAAGTCCATCATTTAAAAAAATTACAATAAATGATGATGAAGATTTTGAAATAGATAAATCCATATTTTTAAATAACTACGTGAGTCTCACATTAAATAAAAAACTTTTTGTTGATAATAAACTAAAAATAGAAATGTTATTATCAGAAAATGATTTTAAAAATGTTTCTTATACGGATGATGATATTAAAAGAGATAGAGATCTGATACAATTAGATGGCGAATCAGTTTCATTGAAAGAGATGATATCCGAATATATACAGAAATCAGAAATAGATAATAAAGATAGATTATTACAAGAATTTGAAAAAATAACAAAATTAAATGGATAATTATTACAAAGAATTATTAAAGAAACATTATGAATCAATAAATGAAAAAGATATACAAGAGTATATGGATTTCTGTTTGGATTACGTTAAAGAAAACATCATAAATTGTTATAGTAATGAGAAATCAACAAAAAATGTTATTGAAGAATTATTTAAAAGAGGTATGGCTAAAAAATGGAAATTAAAACATGATTGATTTAAAAGGTAAAGTAAATTTTAGGGATTTTACTACAGAAGATTTATTGGAATTGGGAATACAAAGTATTTCTACAATATCTGAGGCTTCTTGGAAACCAAAAGTTATGTTTAAATTTTTGGACGGCAATGAAGAATCATTTAGTGTAAATAAAGATGAAAATATTGAAGATAAAATAAACAATAAAATAAACGAAATTGTTAGAAAGAAAATAGTAGAACAACGAAAAGAAAAACTAAACCAATTAAAATGTTATTAGATTTCACAACATTGTCAGATGATCAAATACAATTTTTCCTAAAATTTTTAAAAGCTGACATAATTGAAAAAGGAGAAATTGAAAGATATATATTATCAGGTAAATGTATCAAAATTAAAATATCGTATTATGATACTATTATAATTGAACCTGAAAAAATTATATTTTATCCTGAGGTTGGTACACCTCAAACTATTCTCACAATTGAAAATATTCAAAATTGTGTTAATCTATATAATGAATTGATTAAAAATAATTAGCATAAAAAAAGAGAAAGTTAAAACTTTCTCTTTTTTTTATGTAAGTACTATTTCTTATTAATTTTAAATCCCATTCCTTTTGTAGAATCATCAACATCAGCCAAATCAATTAATTGTTTTCCATTCTTATCATCATAAACTTCTGCTAAAGTTGCCGCAGTTGTAAATTTTTTATTTGCACCAATATACTTAGACAAATCAGTTGCTTGTATAGGTGTTAATTTTTTAAATTTATAGTTCACCATCAATCTACCCTTTCTCAAAAGTGCTTCATCAATTATTTTCTTTTCCACATTTAAAGTAGCAATAATTTGCATATCCAAATAATCATTCAATAAACCATCACTCATATTTAAAATATTTGTAACTGCTTGATCTCTATCCTCAGTAGTATTTGTTAAGATTGTTTCGGCATCTTCTAAAAGTAAAACAGTATTTTTAAATTTAGAAACAAAAGAAATCAACTCAGGTTCTGCAATACCATACATCATATAACTTGGTACATATATAATAGTCTTTTCCTCTGATAAATCGTGTATAATTTTACGGATATATGTTGTCTTACCAGTACCTGGTGATCCATGAAATAGAAACAAACCTTTTTTATTTTCTGATAATTTTTTAATAATTTCTTTATCTTTATCAATAAATTCCTCACCATAATTCATCTTCAAATTAATATCAAGATCCTTAACGGTAGCATTACGAAGTTCATATCCATAATTACCTCTTGAAATAAGGAAAAATGATTTGTTTTTTGGTGGATGGTATGTCATTTCTTCAAGTTTTGGTAAAATATCATTATTGACAAAATCAGTCGAATCTGACTGGAAATAAATTAACATTTCAAATATTTTATCCTCTTGTTCTTCAGGGGTTTCATATAACTCCGAATCAATAACCTTTTTTTCATCATAAAAAATAAACATCACTTTATATGGTTTATTTAGAGTTACAACATACTTATAACTTCGCTCTTCCCTACCTTTTATATCCTTTTGTATATCACAATGAACCATCATATTCTCAGGTTTAACATTATATTCAGTTTTTAAAAAATTCCAAAACTTATCCGATATTATCTGTTGTGATATAGAAAACCTATTTGTAAACTTACCAAATTCTACATAGGCATATACATCCTCTTGTCTTTCAAATATATCATTTGAAAGTGTCAAATTTATTGTTTTATCCATTAATTAATATTTTTTTTGAATCTTTCTTCTATGAAATCATAATTAACCACTCGCTTCTCTATATCCGAATACGAATTCATCTGAGTTGTCATCATCGGGTTAACCATCAAACATATATATTTTTCTTGAAAATGTTGTGCAAGATAAACGTCAAGAATATCATTCATATTTGCTATTCTATTAACACCCTCATATCTTTTAATAAAAGTGTCGTATGATTTTTCATTATACGCCATAGAATGTACAGCAAATGAATTTTTCAATAATATAAGATTTGGTTTTATCTTTATTAACTTATTGTGTGTATTGGCACCTAAGTAAAATAGAGTCCAATCTAAATTACCAATTTGACTTAATGATTCAGCAAGCACTTCTTGAGGATTATCTACAATAAATTCTACGTCATCCTCAAACACAAGCACATTTTTTAAGCCCTTCTTTTTTGCTAATTTTACAATACCAAGATTAGATTTAATAATACCTATCCTACCATCATTATCACGAATTGCTGAAAATCTTTGTACTCTATCTTTAATTCCAGCCTTTTCAAATTCTTTTTGTGCATGTTCCCACCTATCAGTTCGTTCATCAAGATTTACACAATACATTTCATCAAAGAAATCAAATGGATTGTTCATTTTTCTTTATTATTTTTTCAAAGTAAATGCGGTTTTGCTTCTATCATTCCATTTTGTGTAACTTTAACAAAATCGGAATTTGATCGAAATTCACTCAAATTGTCCGCATTAACATAAGACATTGCAGATTTTAAACCTTCATCAATATCATCTATTAACCTTTTAACTTTACCTTTGTATCTTATCAATTTAGAATTTCCTTCAACATTTTTTTCATCTAAATTATTTTCAACTTTTGCTTCTAATGAAGCCGAACCTCTATATTTCTTAAATAGTTGTTCGTCAGGCCATTGACCTGTTTTTTGAATTTTTCCAGGTGATTCTTTAGTTCCAGAAAAAATAGATCCAAACATAACGGTATCTGCACCAAGAGCCAAAGCCTTAGCAACATCACCTATCATTCGAACTCCACCATCAGCAATTACTGGCACACCATATCCATCACAAATTTTAATACAATCTACTAATGCGGTAACTTGTGGAATTCCAACACCAGTTCTAATTCTAGTTTCGCACAATGAACCATTACCAATACCGACTCTAACAGCGTCTGCACCCCATTTACATAAATTTTCTGCACCTTCAGTAGTCGCAACATTACCTGCTATCACATCTACATCAGGATAAGTTTTCTTAATTCTTTCGATTGCATTTTTCATCAATTTGGTATTCCCATGAGCAACATCAATTAGAATAACATTTACTCCAGCATTTACTAATTTACCTAATCTAACAATTGATTCATTTACTCCAATAGCCGCACATATTGGAAAAGAACCAGGTGGTAAATAGTCATTCATCAATTCTCGTTTCTCAAGTTGAACCATATTAACAGCATCAACCTGTTCCTCTATACTAAGAAACCTATTAATACAACCAACACCACCCAATTGCATCATACGTAGTGCCATTTCACCGCCAGTAACAGTATCCATTGGAGAAGAAACGTAGGGTTTGTTAATAGTGAACCTTTTTGTTAATTTTGTAGTTATATCACAATCTGATCTATGTTCAACATCAGAATATTTTGGAATTATTTGTATATCATCATAAGTTAATGCTTCTCTAAACATATTTCTATTTTTATTTACTTCTTTTATAAGAAAATTCTTATTTAGTTTTAATTTTTAATATATAAGTGTACTATGAAGTTAATGAAGTATAAAGAGTTTTTAAATGAAAACATATCTACAGGTATTGCACAATTATTACAAAGTGTGGATGCAGAACAGGTCGAGTTTTACTACACACTTGGCATTAATAAAGACAAATTTATTGAAAAAGATATTGAATTTATCTATAATGATAGTGATTTTAATAAGGCACTATATAGTAAAAAACTCAAAAAGAGTGAATTAGCATCCACATTAGATATGGAAAATTTCTTAAAGAAACAATATAATATAAAATATTTTTTGTTGATTGATAGAGATATACCAAAAATTGACACACCAAAATATATAATACTTCAATACTCTAAGAAAAATCTTGGTTGGAGTGATGTATATATGTATAAAGTTAATGGTAATATTAGAAACTTTTTTGAAAAAATGACATCAAGAACTATCGAAATTGATGATGATGGAGTAAAATATGTATATCAAACATCAAACTCTGGTAATAATTGGATATTACAAAACATCGAAGATAAGACAGACGAATTTAAAGAAACATTAGAAAAAGATGAATTGCGTGATATTTTAAAACAAAAAAACTTAGAATTGAACATAATAGAGTAAAAAATGAAAAAATATATTAATATATACAAAAAAAGAATTTAAATAGAGATGGATAAATTAAATAACTTAATATCGTTCAAAGATTTTGGTAAATTTGACATGAAAGTTGAAAATCAACCTGGTAAAAAAGTAGTTGAAAAACTAAATAACATTAAATCATTCGATACATTAGTAGATGAAGGTTTTTTCACAGATACCGAATTAGGAAATAAGATAAGAAAAGGTGCTGGTTTTAAAAACAAAGGAGAAAAATTTGAAGAAGCTAAACAAGCCATCCTAAGTCACCCTATTAGAAGAAAAGCGTATGAAACGTTCCAAAAAGAAGATCCAAATAAAGCTGAAAAGTATGTTGAATTTTTTGTAAAAAATCCACAAGGTCACCCAAAATGGACTAATGGTGAGTGGATTGATACTGCTCGTTATTCACACGAATTACTCGCAGATGTTGGATCACCTAAAAGTGGATATTAATCCTGAATACCTTTATATACAAAAAACTCTACCTTTTTAAGATAGAGTTTTTTTTTATCTAAACATTTTTTGTGAAACTCCACTTCTCACATCATCAAATATAATTCTTGTGAGTTTCTGTATTTGAATTTTACTTCTTAATCTATTTGCGACTATTAAAATACTACCAGTAAGTAGTAAAGATATCACAAATAACCAAATCATATTGTGTTGTAGGAAAAATACACCAGAAAAAAGTAAAATTGTGGCAACGAGGAAAGAAATCTTCATTTTAATTGATAATCTATCAATAATAAAATCTGTTTCAGCATTAAGTGCATCACACTGTTCAATTTCATTCATAGATTCAAGATACTTAATTTCTTCTTCAGAACATTTATGTTTCTTTAAACCAAGTTTCTCTAATCTTGAATAAAACTTTGATACTACCATACTCTTCATTTTTTAGATTTTATTTATATTATATATATTTCAAATGTAATGCAAAGATAAACTTTTTTTTTGGAAATAAAAAAGTTATGTGTGTATTTTTATATATAAGATATAAATTAAAAATAGTAATATAAAATGACAATCAAGAAATTTAATGAATATATTAATGAGAATAATAACACAAATTACTATCAAATAATTGATTATACTAATTTAGATACTCTCTCAAATGATGATATTAAAAAAATGTGTTCTGTTGCTGAAGAAAAAAAAGTATATTCTGTTTGTGTATTACCAGAATATGTTAGTCTTGTATCATCATTTCTTGAAAATTATGATATTAAAGTTGTTGCTACAATAGACTTTCCAAAAGGTAGTAGTTCATCCACAGAAAAGATAAAAGAAATTGATAAAGCACTTGTGAATGGTGCAGATGAAGTTGATGTTGTATTAAATTATAAACTTATAAAAGAAAAGGAATTTGAAACTATTGAAGATGAAATTAGAAGTATTTCAGAATATGTACATAAAGAAGGAAAAATTGTTAAAATTATCATTGAAATAGGTGCATTAAGTTTTCAAGAAATAGAACAAGTTAGTGAAATATGTGTTGATGCTAATGTTGATTTTATAATGACATCCACAGGAAAATTACCAAATGATGGTGACTTTGATGATAAAGTTAAAAAAGTTAAATTTATAAGAAAAATTACTCCTGACGACACTAAGATAAAATTTAGTGGAGGAATAAGAACTAACGCACAAATTGCACAAGTTGCACAATATTGTGATAGAATAGGAACAAGTATTATACCCGTCTAATTTATAAAGATTTTAACATTGCAATAAGATGAGGTTGAGGTGACACATCATATTTATCAGTTCTAATATTACCATGAGACCAGATACCTGGATAACCATTTAATGTTAATGGATTATATTCAAATGCCGATTTACCAATCGATTGTACAGCCCAAGCAGTATTATTTCCCCAAACGCCATCTTCTCCTAATGGTTTACCATTTCTACCAACAAATCCATATCTATTCAACCATTTTTGTTGTTCCATAATAGATATTCCAGTAGGCATAACTAAAGATTCTTTTTCAATCCATTCTCTTAACCCCATTCTAAGATTAATATTGAATTTTGATGATAAATAAAGCAATAATTCTCTAACCGACTCCACTTGTTTATCGGTATACTTATGATAATATTTGAAACCTCTAAATTGATTAGGTAATTCAATAACATCAGATTCAGGTACTATAGTGTTTACATAATTATAAAATGAGCCATCTCTACCTTTTGTTAAAGGACCATAATTACATATTTCAATACCTATCGATATTTTATCAAATGTACCTTTTGTACCTTTGGCACCTAAATGCCATGCCCATTTACTTTCAGGAAAACATCTAACAATCACACCATCCCATTCACTTTCACCATTTCTTGTACTTCTACCACCAACTATAAAAGATGTTGCAATTCGTCTAATTGAGCCATCAGAATTTGAATCTTTATCCCACATACCAACAACCCAATCTGGTCGATGTCCACCTGCAGTATGGTGTAAATATATTATAGTTTTATTGAATTCGGTGTGATAATACTCGTCCGAATTTAAGAAAATATCTTTAATGTCTAACATAATATTTTATTATTTTTCTTTCGTGTCATTTGTGTTACTATATAATGTTTCTTTTTGTTTTTTTATCTCAGATTTTTCTTCTAAATCCAATTCACTTTCAACATCATACAATTTAGTTAATTCAATATCTCTTTTATTGTAATGTTCAGTTTCAAAAATAGAACCCAAGTTAGTTTCTCTCCTAACACTATTTTCCATTTTATAAACTTCACCTAAATTGATATCTTTTTTTAATTTACTATCAACATTATAAACACTACCTTCAGCCAATTTAGGTTTATTTTCAGGATCATTATTATAAAGGATTTTATCTGTTATTGTATTTAAATTCTCTTTATCATTATCATATAATGAGGGATTATTTAAAGTAGGTTTCTTATAATCTATGATGTTATCATAAACAAAATCATTAACAGTTAAGGTTTTATTGCTTTCTTTATTTTCAAATAACTGCTCTCCATTTAATAATTTATCTTCATCTTTATTCTCAAATAGTTGTTCTCCATTTAATAATTTATCTTCATCTTTATTCTCAAATAGTTGTTCTCCATTTAATAATTTATCTTCATCTTTATTCTCAAATAGTTGTTCTCCATTTAATAATTTATCTTCATCTTTATTCTCAAATAGTTGTTCTCCATTTAATAATTTATCTTTGTCAACATTTTCGAATAAGACTCCTTCCATTTTTCGGTCATAATCAATATTTTCATAAATAATTTCACCATCTAATAATTTATCTTCATCTTTATTCTCAAATAGTTGTTCTCCATTTAAAAGGTGCTCATTATCTTCATTCACATAAACAATTTCACCATCTAATAATTTATCTTCATCATTATTTTCAAATAGTTGCTCTCCATTTAAAAGGTGCTCATTATCTTCATTCACAAAGACAAACTCACCATCTAATGTATTATTAACACCAACACCATCAAATAATGTCTCACCATCTAATGTATTATTAACACCAACACCATCAAACAATGTCTCACCATCTAATGTATTATTAACACCAACACCATTAAATAATGTTTCATCGTTTAATGTATTATTATCTACAACATTATTATTATATAAAGGTGTTCCAATTGGATATGATTTTCGGTTTCTTTCTGTAGTATCAATCTGATCAATATATTCCATTCCTGGGATATTTGGTTCATAATCTTCAACTTGAATAGTATTATTATCTACAACATTATTATCATATAATTGTGCACCTCCAGGAGTTTTATTCAAATCTCTTCCGTGATTATTAGGAACAATTTTATCTATTACTGGATCCACTCCACCCATTATTTCTTATTTCTTTTTTTAATCATCTCTTGAATATATTGATCCTTAGGTAAACTAATATCAGGGGCACTCTTCATACGTTGAGTTTCTTCCTCACCTATATAAATACCTTCAACTTCTTCAATTTCTTTAATTATATTTGCAAGATGCTCATCAATAGTTAATTTTTCCTCATTTTTATCATATAGTATTGTGTAAAGTTTCTCATCATTAAATATAAAATATTCTCTTTCAGATAGTGTAAAGTCCTGATAAAAAGACAATTTACCAATATTACCATATTTTAATATTTGCTTACCAAACATTGAAAAATATTTTATAATAAATGGATCCTTTATTGAAAATGCCTCAGTTTTTTGATCAAACATACTATCGCCAAGATCCAATTCAAATATATCTAACATTTTTACTTTATTTAATACAACACCATTTGCAATTACTTTCATACATCATGAATATTATCTTTTAAATCAACATCCTCTTGTTCTTCTTCATCAGATTTATCCAGTTCTGATATTTTATCAATAATAAAATCTTCTTTTACATCTTCAACATCAATTTCTTCGACTAATTCTCGTTCTAATTGTTGCGTTTCATTATCTGTATATTTCTTAATTTTCAAATGCACTTTATCAATCTCATTATCGTCTGTAAATTCATCTACTCTAACGATAAACATAATTTGAAAATAATTCTCTGGTGATAAAAATTCAACCATTTGATATTTTTGCATAGGGTTCATTATTTCGTTATTAGTTATTTGAACTAACTGACAACCTGAAGCACCAAGAGAGCCTCCATCAAACCACTTTTTTACTTGTACTTCTAGTTCCTTAAAGAACACAGATATAATATAATCGGCTGATTCTACATATTCTTCAAATATTTTCTTCATCAAATTGAGATTCTTTTTAACTATATATAAAAAATTACTTTTCAATCCGAATATATAAGTGTATGATAACTAATTTTAAATTATTTATAGAGAGCGTTGAAGTAACACCTAACAACACTTCTGGTTCGGCTGGTGATACATCATCAACAAGAGATCAAGGTGGTTACCTAGTGTCTGGAAATGATGGAAATCCTGGTATTCAATTTACACCAAAAGGTGTTGACGACATAAGCAAGTCTTATAAGGATAAAAAACGAAAATATAAAAGATATTTTAGGAAAAATAAAAAATATAAAGATGAAAAACATAAATAGATTTATTCAAAAATCTAACGAATTATTTAAATATAAATATGATTATTCACTAGTTGAATATAAAAATAATAAAATAAAAGTTAAAATAATTTGTCCAATACATGGTATATTTGAAAAATCACCAAATAAACACTTATTAGGTCAAGGTTGCCAAAAATGTGCATTAGAAAATTCATCAAAAAAACAAAGATCAAATAATAAAGAATTTATTAAAAAATCACTAAATATACACAACAATAAATATAACTACTCACTAGTTAATTATAAAAACAGTAAAACAAAAGTTAAAATAATTTGTCCAGAACATGGTATATTTGAACAAACACCAACAAAACATTTAAAAGGTTGTGGTTGTCCTAATTGTGCTAACAACGTAAAATTGTCTAATAGTGAATTTATAAAAAGATCAAATAAAATACATAATGGTAAATATGATTATTCATTAGTTCAATATGAAAATAATAGAACAAAAGTTAAAATAATTTGTCCAGAGCATGGAACATTTAAGCAAATACCAACAAACCATTTAAGAGGTAAAGGTTGTAATAAATGTAAAATAAATTCTATAGGAGAAGAAACTATAAAAAATATATTAAAAGATAAAAATATAAATTTCATACATCAAAAAACTTTTGACGATTGTAAAAATAAATTGAAATTACCATTTGATTTTTATATTTATGATTTAAATATGTGTATAGAATATGATGGTAGGCAACATTTTAACATAAACACTAAATTTTATTCAGAAGATATTAAAATTAATGATAATATTAAAAATAAATATTGTAAATTAAACAATATTAAATTATTAAGAATAAAATTTGATGAAAATATTAAAGAAAAACTAATACAACATTTATGATAAAAAATTTTAAATTATTTATAGAAGATGCCACAGCAACAATGGGCAATATGAACGGAATGGGTAACGTCACTTCTGCAATTCCAAGTGAAACTCCAGGTTCAGTTTCAGATTCTATACCAGGTTCTGGTGATATTGGACAAATATTAGGAACACACACCAAAAAATCAACTTTAGATTTAAGAAAGAAAAAGAAAAAGAAAAAAGATTTAAAGAAAAAAGAAAACTTTTCTCACGAACAAGATAAAACATATGACCAAATGTATGTGGTTAGATTTGGTGACTATAAATATACTAAATAATATGCTAACATACGAAAATTACATTAATTCAGAATTAGAATATGAAGATGGATTTCTAATAGATAAATACGGATCAGTAATAATGAGTATTTATGAAGAACCAATAATGAAAGTTGCGGCAGAAATTGTTGCTAACAAAGGTGGTGATATTTTAAATGTTGGTTTTGGATTAGGTATAATAGATCATTTCATACAATTAAAAAACCCTACATCTCACACAATTATCGAACCACACAAACAATTATTCAAAGAAGCAATAGAAAATGGTTGGGATAAAAATGTTGAAATGTTAAATGAAAGTTGGTTAGAATCTGTTGATAGATTTATTAAAGAAGGTAAAAAATTTGACGGAATATATTTTGATCCTTTTCTGTATGAACAATATAACTCAACTCTAGATAAATTTTTAAAAAAATTAAAATATATCTTAAAAGAAGATGGAGTTTTCTCATATTTTATGAACCACAACAGTACCAGTAGTGTACAACAAAATGTCAATAATTTTGCTGGGGAAGATATCTATAATGTAAATTTGATCAATTTAAATATTGAATATGATGATAGAAAACTCAAAAAAAGAAATGGATATACAATACAAAAAGAACACTATATTCCAGTAGTTAGATTCAAAAAAATCATAAAATAATTTTTTTATAATGTTTTTATTTATACTTTTGCGATAAGTATAACCATAAAATATAAAAACATGCCAGAATTTAAAGATAAAATTACATTTGAAATGACAGGTTCACCCAAATTTCAAGGATGGTCATATAAACAAGATTTTGTTGATTTTATGACAAAACACGGATTCACACACACAACACTCACAAAAAATACCGACTTGCTGGTTACGGATGACGATTCATCAAATACAGGTAAAATGGGTAAAGCGAAAAAATATGGTATACCTATAGTAACTTATGCCGAACTAGCAAAGGATAAAACTAAACTTTATACTAAATTGACAAGGAGAAACAGAATGGCACACATTATGAAACTAATGGGGGAACTGTAAACTTATCTCAACTAAATATATATAAAACTCCTATCTAAACAGATAGGAGTTTTTTTATAAATAAGACTCAACAAATAAAATACATATAATATGGACCCAAATAAAAATTATTATAATATATTAGATGTAGATAAGAATTCTACTGATGCTGACATCAAAAAATCATATAGAAAAAAGGCAAACGAAACCCATCCCGATAAGCAAGGCGGGGATGATAAAAAATTTAAAGAAATTAATGAAGCTTATCAAGTTTTAGGTGATAAACAAAAGAAAACTAGATATGATTCGCAAAGTCCTCACGGAAAAAATTTCACAGGAGGGGGATTTGGTAATTTTGGGGGGTTTAGTTTCAATCACGATCCTTTTTCAGCATTTGAACAATTTTTTAGGGGAGGCTTTCAACACCAAACACAACGACAACAGCGGGAAGATTTCCAAGAAGATTTGGATATTGTCGCAAATATGAATGTTGATCTGAAAAGAATATATGAAAATAAACCCATCACAATTAAATATAAGAAAAGAGCAAAATGTTCAAGTTGTAAAGCCACAGGGTTTGATAGAAATAGTGAATCTTTTGGTTGTGAAGTTTGTGATGGTAAAGGTAAAGATCTTTATGGCTTTAGATGTGAATCTTGTTTAGGTGAAGGTAAAATATACTCTGGAACCTGTAAAGTGTGTAATGGTGAAAAAGTTATTCTTACTGAACAAGAAATTGTTTTAGAAAAAACATATACCATCAGAAACTCAACAAAGAACATTAATAGAGGTTTTGGACATCATTCGAAATATTATAGAGAAAAGGTCGGCTCATTGATAGTTAATATCAATTTTGTTAAAGATGAAAACTATGAAATTAAGAATTATAACCTTCATCACACAAAAAATATTCACTTTCAAGACGCTATCGAAGGTAAAGAAATAATATATACTCATGTGGATAAATCTCAAATAAAAATAAAACTACCTGAGAAAACTAATGAAGGCGAACTTATCAGATTAAAAGATAAAGGTTTACTCAAAGACGACAACACAAGAGGAGATCTATACATAAAGGTTAATATAACAATAGATTATGATAGACTTTGAAAATAATTTTTATTTTTACTCAGAAGAAAAATCAAAATTGAAATTTTATTCTGATGAATTTGAAAAATTGCTTTCTAGATGTGGAATAATATTAGAAAATATTGAATTAGATAAGGAAACTGGTGATATTTATTGTTATGTTGATGGTATCAATTATGATAAACTAAATTGTCAAAAATTTGATGAAATATTAAAAAATAATGTCCCATACATATTAGACATATTTCTGGAACATGATTATTTTATATTAACATTTAATGTAAAAAATATTGAATTATCCTAATTCATCTAATTCGTCTCTAAGTTCCTTCAATTCAACATTAAAATTATCTATCATATAGCCTAATATATTTTGTTGAAAAATTTCAGTTGTTAATTTGCCTTCCTTTAACTCTATCTCAACTTCTTGAGCCCCTATCTTTGGATCAATAAAAACTGTTGAAACTTTAAAAGATTTACCATCTCTGATTCGTTCTAATTGTAAAATTGTATTTTCCAATTCGTTTATTCTTTCAAATAATGCTGCGGCTTGTTGAGCAATATCTATTCTCATTATAATTCTTTTTTCTTTATATATTAATAGAATGTTGCTTCCTTGATTTTACTCGTTTCTCTTCTTAATACCTTCAGCCTTTTTAATCAATTCACGGACTTCAGCACTCGCCAATTTCTCCCAAGTCGATTTCAATATTTTCAATTTAGGTTCTTCCCAAACACAAGTTTGTTTTTGACTTTTAATTGATTTGATAACTTCCGTAGGTTTTTCATCAAATTCCCAAACAAGATAGTAATCACTTTCAACATCAAATTTAACTTTATCAGATTTGGTTAACTTAATATTAAATTTCATAATATATTTAGAAACTGTATCAGAAACTTTCTCTTCATTCTTTTTACTAAACTTTAGTCCAACTTTATATGCTCTTTTCTTTAAAACATTCTCTGAATAATCCATTGCCAAAACTTCATTATAATCAAGTTTATAATCTTTATCAGAAACTTCAAATATTACAGCACTTGGTAATCCATCTTTATATTCAAAATGTAAATTTCTTGTTTTATCAAACATCTCAGATGCAATTTTTTTAGCATCTCTTTCAATTTCATTCTTTGCTTTATTAGCACCTTCTGGTTCTTTCTTTTCATTTAAAAATTGAGTAAATTTATATAACTTTTTCATAATTTATTTTTATTTTTTAAACCTTATAAACCTTTGATTTATAAGGTTTAATTATATCTTGGTTTTTATCTGGATAAGGTATTACAGATAATATATATCTAATACCATTTAACTGTCCTAATTTTTTATCATTCATATCAACAACCACCCAAGGTGCAATATCCGTTGATGTTTTAGCAAACATTTGTTCTTTATAAAATGTAAATCTATCATATCTATCAACAGCCTTAGCATCGCTTGGACTAAACTTCCACCATTTTATTGGACTCGCTTGCCTTAAAGCAAATCTATATTCTTGTGTTTCTTTTTCAATTGAAAACCAAAATTTTATAAGAGTAACACCACCATCAATTATTTTTTCTTCAAATGGTACAACATCTTCAATAAATTTCTTATACTGATCCTCTGTACAAAATCCATTAACAGGGTCATTAACTGCTCTGTTATAATAACTTCTATCAAAAAATGTTAAATGTCCTTTAGGCGGCAAAACATCCTCATATCTATCAAACCAATGTTGTTGATCATATTGTGTTGGAATACCAAACCATTCATGATCAACAATTTTCTCATTTGTAAAACCTTCAATTAATTTTATAAAAGAACCTTTACCAGCGGAATCTCTACCGTCACAAGTTACTAATACTCTCATACCAGAATCTTTAATGTATTCTGTCATTTTAACCAACTCAATTGAAAGAGCATCCAGTTCACTTTTAAAAATTTCTTTAGAAATTTTTCTTTGAGTTTTTGTTTTTTTCTTTAGTTCTTTTACCTTTTTAAATTTATCTTTAACATCCGATTTTGAGAAATCTTGATCTATCTTATCAAATATTCTTGGTAAATCAGATATATAACCTTTAAAATATTTGATAGCAGAGTCTTTACCATCTATTTTATTCTTTATTGTTAATGCTTTAAAAAATGAATCTAACTCCAATAATCTATATAAGTTGTCTCCAAATTTACGGTGGGCATCATTTTTAATTTTAATTGGATCTGAATTTTTCTCAAAATCACTAAAAAATTTATCAATAGTATTAACTATTTGTTCATCATCTAAATCACTATTAGCACTATCATAATTAACTGAGAATTCTGGATACGATGATGTTGATGTATAATAAGATGGTTTATCTATCTTATACTCTAAAAATGGTTGAAATTTCTTAATACTCACTTCAAAAAACTTTTTTTATTATATATAAAAAATGAAAATTAAAAAACAAACCAGAAAAAACAATATATAACCAACTATGTTAATAATAAAAGTAAAAAAAGGTGAAAATATAGACATTGCGTTAAAACGATATAAATTTAAATATCGTAAAACGAAAGTATCTGAACAACTCAGAGAAAGAATGGAATATACAAAACCATCCGTTAAAAAACGAGCACAGAAGCAAAAAGCCAAATATCTTAATAAGAAAGAACAAGATGAAAATAAATAAAAAAGAGAATCAAGTTGATTCTCTTAATTTTATTGTCAAGTTAGTTAAAAATTGATAGGTTTTGATTCATCATTAATTATCAATGAACATTTGTTATCTTTCAGATATTTTTCAGCTATTTTTATTCTCTCCATTTCATCCTTAGCAGAATCTAATAGTTCTCTTTTTTCCTCAGGTAGTTCAGGAATAATATCACGAAGTTCCATCAATGTTTCATTAAAAGGACTCATAGGAGTCACAATAGACATATCTTCCAATATTGTAAATTGCCAAGGTGACATACCAGAATATACAACTATTTTTGGTATAGAATCTAATTTATAATGTGGAAAATACTCTTTGGACATTTTATGATTATCATAATGAGAATATTTCACATTCATTATTTCACATATCTTTTTTACAATTGCTTCTTCCATAAATTGAATTTCGCTTTAAAATGTCTATTAATAACTTAACTTCTTCAGCATTTGAAAAGAAAAAATCAGTTTCATTAAATAATTCAACACCAAAATCTTCACCATCATCATTAGTTGTTGATATTAAACAAAACCCATTTAAAAATTCATAAGTAAAGTAATAAAAGTCAGTATCACCACTTTCTTCTGCGGTTACTATCTCTTTAGTAAATCCTAATTTTTCTAATTCTTTTTCTTTCATAATTTATAATTTGTTACAGTTTTTTAAATTCATTAATAAATAATATTTCATCTGGTGTAAAAACAAAATCCAATTTCTTATCTAAACTCTTAAACACAAATTCTTGATATGTCTTATTGTTTTTGTTATTTTTAAACCTAGAATGTAATTTGACAGGAGTGTTCATATAACCATACCAAGCACCTGTAATGTAATATATTACATTCTTCTCACAATCTTTTGCTGCAATTTCATTATCACACAAATCTTCTTTCATTTTATATTCAATTTTTCATATAAATAAATGAAAGGTAATTTTACTTACCTCTCATTTTTCTCATTTGTTTACGATTTTTAGTTTCATCCTTTTCAGATTTGGCTTTTAACCTTTTTTCTTTCCAAGTCATAGATTCACCTTTATCTTTCAAATTTAAGATAGGTTTAACTCTATCTAAAATTTTAGCGGTTGGAGCAATTGCAGCCTCAATAAAAGCACTCTTCTTGTAGGATTGTGGGGATTCATCCAAAGTTGCTTTACACACACTTGTAGATACTACATCCTTCATTCTAAACTGGAAATCTTTCAAGTCAACTTTCCTAGACGCTTCACCTCTTGACATAATCCTACCCGCCCCGTGACAAGCTGAATTGTTCCAATCAGGATTAGATTTACCTTCACAAATTAACATACCATCAGCCATATTTAATGGAATAACCATTCTTTCACCAATATATGAAGAAATAGCACCCTTGCGAATAATCATATCTTCGAAGTTGATGAAATTGTGAATTGAGTGAATAGTATCTAAAATTTTAATATTCAATTTGTTGACAACAAGTTCTATCATTCTTGTTCTATTAAAATCTGCATATTTCTGTGCAAAAATCATATCCATAAAATAGTTGATAGCGTCCTGTCCTTCCAAAAATTCCATACCATTGATATTAAAATCAAAATCTAAACCTAAATCCTGTTTTGCTTTTTTAATTTCGTTAGGTATGTCTCTTCCTGGAAACTGTTCTTTAATTTCCCTAATCTTATCAGTTAAAACGACTTTTCTTTTGTTATCTAATATGCTTTTCGCATTATTTTGGTGATACTCACAAATCATTTTTCCGAAATTTCTTGAACCTGAGTGAACAGTAATCCAAATATCGCCAGTATTTTCTGACACACCTACTTCCCAATAGTGATTGCCGCCTCCCAGAGTACCAACAGCCAATTCTGCATCTTGCTTCATGCCAATTTCTTTTTGTTTCTTCAAAAACCAATCATATGAATATCTCACATAATCAAAGTTTGTGTTAAACTTCTTATTATATTTCATAATAAAATTACGAGCAGATTCTGTTGCTTCATCAAATTTGAAATTCTTCTCAAAATATTTTGATGGAATTGAACTTCTTTGGTGTATTTTATTTCCCATAGGAACAACATCCCTAATATATTCATCAATTTTCAACAATTTATCTTTATTTAAAGAAACTTGATTACCTACATTAGCAGACAAAACTCCACAACCAATATCTACAGAAATACTGTTGGGTAAAACTTTTTCTCCCAAAGGCATTGAGAATCCGACTGGTGCAGATTTTCCTGCATGACAATCGGGCATCATAACAATTTTACCATCAAAAGCCACATGGTTAGTCATAGCGTAAACTTGCTGTAAACATGCTTCTTCAATATCATCAATCGTTATTAACGCATCTGTGTATTTTCCTTTAATTTTTAACATAATTTCTAATTTTTTACAAAGATATAAAAATATTTAATATAAAAAATATATTTTCTTTAATTTCCAACCTTTTTTAACTTTATTATATCTATATCCATTTATTACTTCACAATTTTCAAATTGTTGATAATTTAAATCATAATTTTTTAATTCTCTTTTAATACCACCTTCAATTATATATTTTTCTCCAATAGGAGATATCAATTCCCATAAACAACCATTTGGATTTTTTAATCCCATTTTACTTTCTGATATTTTCTTTCTAACTTCTACTCTTCGTGATGGACTATTATATCCTGTTAAATGTTTATGATTTTCTTTTTGTCTGTTTGATGCTTGAGTTTTCTGTTCTTCAGTCCAACTATTACCATAATTAGCATTTAATTCACCTTTGCGACTTTTACCAATTGTTTTTCTTATTTTTTCAATAGAATCTTTCTTATGTCGTTTACCATAAAATGGAGTTTCATCACCACCATTTGTATGGTTAGACAAAGTTCCTAATTTTAAATCTCTTCTTCCTATTAATTTTATTAAATATTTTTCCAACCTTTTTGCTGATTGTATTGTTATGTTTTCATATAACTTATACCTGATAGGGTCTTTGCAATTTTTCAAAATCTTTAAAATGATATTAACTTTCATTTTATTAAATTTGCCATATTTACCTTTTGATTCATAAATATGATCATTTATTCTATTACCTTTACCTATACCAATATAAAATGGCTCATGTTCGAAATTGAATTTACCATACTGATAATTACCACTTTTAAGAGTATTTAAATAAACATAAACATAATGTTCTCTCACAATATATAAAGTTCTTTTTTGAATTTACCTTTTTCTTTAAGATCCTGATAAATTAACCATTCAATATATTTTGAACGGTTTTCAATATTTTCCTTTAAATATTCATACAAATCCTTATTAATTGCTATTGAAACTGCTTCTTTTGTTTTAATTTTTTTCATTATTAAATTGTTATTTTATTACTATATATAAATATTTTAAACTCAAAAAGTAAAAAATGATATAAAAAGTACAAAAAAAATTAAAAAAATATGGCAAGACCTAAAAAAGAAGAGAAAGATAAGAAAAGAACAATGTCTATCACAATCAACAAAGAACTGAATGAAACTTTGGAAAAGTTTACAGAAGAGAATGAATTATCAAAATCTGAATATATTGAATATTTAATTAAAAAGGATAAAAATAAAAAAACCTCTCAAAATTAATTGAGAGGTTTTTTTAATCTTAATTTACTTTTCTATTTCTTTTTGTACTTCTGAATCAAAATCCAAAACTTGTTTACTCATTAACCAATGATATACATTTTGATTACCTATTGTGACAACATACGCCTGCTCAAAATTCCAGCCTTTTTTACCCATATAATTCAGCAATTTTTTTCATTTTTTCGATTTTTTTAGTTATTATTATATTTTTTAATTTGTACAAAGATACAAAAAATTTTAATATAAAAAATTATTTTTCAATCTAATTAATCTCATTTCTATACTTTTTTCAGTTCTATTCAATTTTATCACAGAATCATAAATTTAGAAATTTATTTTTTATTTTTATATATAGAATACAAAATTAAAATAAATAATTAATATGATACACTCTTTAGAACAATTAATAGAAAAAATTGAGGCTAAAATACATAAAGATAAGGAAGCACAATTAGAGAATGAAAGAGAAATAATTGAAAGATATGAAACATATAGGCAACATATTTTACAAGAAAGAAAAATGTATGAAAGATTGTACGTTACTTCTGTCGGTGGTAGTAAAGGATCTATTAACAATACTATAAATAGTTATGTTGATGATGATTATGTTGAAAATTATTTTGAATAAAAATTAAAAAGATAATATGGGACTAATAACAAGAACAAATAAAGGCAGCAAACTTACTATTGAAGAAATGGATGGAAATTTAATTTATTTGGAATCATTATCAGGAACAACAGGTGATGGCACAAGTGGTAGTTCAGGCACTTCAGGTACAGATGGCAGTTCAGGTACAGATGGAACAAGTGGTAGTTCAGGAACAGATGGAACAAGTGGAACAGATGGAACCTCAGGTAGTTCAGGAACAGATGGAACCTCAGGTAGTTCAGGAACAGATGGAACAAGTGGAACAGATGGAACCTCAGGTAGTTCAGGAACAGATGGAACCTCAGGAACAGATGGAACCTCAGGTAGTTCAGGAACTGATGGCACAAGTGGAACAGATGGAACCTCAGGCACAGATGGAACCTCAGGTAGTTCAGGCACAGATGGAACCTCAGGTAGTTCAGGAACAGATGGAACCTCAGGTAGTTCAGGAACTGATGGCACCTCAGGTAGTTCAGGAACAGATGGAACAAGTGGAACTGATGGCACCTCAGGTAGTTCAGGCACAGATGGAACCTCAGGAACTGATGGAACCTCAGGTAGTTCAGGTACAGATGGAACCTCAGGAACAGATGGAACCTCAGGCAGTTCAGGGATAGATGGATTAGTGACAGGTGTGACATATGATAATTTTTACTATAATTCACAAAATAGTACATTATATGTTGATAATATTGATGTATCATCAGGTATAACAGTTAATGAAAATGTTTCCAATTTAATAGAAACATTGGATTGGGAATTTATAAATTTATCAACAACAGGACAAACATATATTTTGGATTTATATGCAGTTTATAATTACACAATTGACAGTGTGTATTTACAAGATGATACTGGTACTGGCACTACCACTTTTTATATTAATTCAACTGCAATAACAGGTTTGGATGGTATCACATTTAATGCTGAAATTCAGTCATACACTTCAACTGCTTTAAATATGGTTAGTTCTGGTGATCAAGTTAAATTTACAATAGTAACATTAATAGATTCGCCTACATTAATAAGAGGTAAAATGAAAATTATAAGAAATTAAATATGGCTAATAGATTTTTATTTATAGGTAAAGTAGAAACAACTACAGGTTCAACAACAGGTTCAACAGAATATAATCTAAGAGATTTTGGACCTGGTGGTGGTTATATATTTTATATTAATCCAAATTCATCTACTGATGGTTGGACTTATTTAGAATCTTTTCCAAATGCTGGCATTGAAGATAGTACAGGACCTTGGACAAGTTCAGATTTATCCACAGTACTTAATGGTAATACATTGTCAACTGTTGGAAGTGGTTATGATAATACGATGGCAATTTTAAATCAATCTGGTTACACTGGTAGTAGTTGTCCTAAATATTGTGTAGAATTAGATAATGGATATTCTGATTGGTTTATGCCTTCTTTTGATGAGGTTGTATTATTGAGAAATAATTTATATTTATATGGACTCGGAAACTTCTCACCAACTGCAAGTTATTGGACATCAACTGAAAGTAGTGCAACATTCGGGTTTAGATATAAAATAGGTACAGGTGTTTATGATGGTACACATGTCAAAAGTTCATTTTATAACTATAGAGCAATAAGAAGATTTTAAAATAATAAATAAAAATGGATAAAATATTTACAATAGATAATAAAATAGTTATAGAAAACGGAAAAATAAAATTAGAATATATACAACCATCATCATATACGATAGCTTTTTTACCAGATACCCAATCTTATGTTAATTATAAACCTTCTATAATGGTAGAACAAATAGATTGGTTAATAAGTAATAAAGATAATCTTAATCTGCAATTTGTTGCTCATGAAGGTGATATAGTTCAAAATTATGATGAAAATCCATTAATTTCAACTGGAACCACATTTACTACAACTGGATATACAGAGTGGTCATTTATGCAATGGCAAATGAATCGTTTAATTGATTCTGAAATACCATATTCAACTTTACCAGGTAATCATGATTATAAAGATGGTACAAGAGATAATACAATGTTGAATTCTTATTTTCCATTATCATCATTTACTGGAATGACTACATATCAAGGATCATATGATATAGATTCCGATAATACTTATCATATTGTTAATGTTAATAATAATAAATTATTGATATTGTCGATAGAATTTGGTCCAAGACAATCAGTTTTAGATTGGGCAGATACTATCGTTAAATCAAATTCGACAATACCTGTAATTTTAGTTACTCACGCATATGTAAGTAAAACTTCTGGATCAACAGAATCGGAAGTATTATTGTCACATGATATGAATCATGCGCCTTCTAATGGATATGGTTTAGGTAGTGTGCCAACTGATGTTAATGATCCATATGCACTAACTGATATTACATCAATATGGAGAGATGTTGTTTATCCTAATAACAATGTTAGATTTGTAATTAGTGGACATGATGCAACACCTACAGTTGCATCAAATTTATTAATATCTCAACATTCTAATGGTGTGCCAATTTATCAAATATTATCAAATTTTCAATATTTTAATGTTAATGATGCTGGTCATTTAGTAACTTTAACTTTTGGACAAGACACTGTTAATTTTAGAACGTATTCACCATTCTTAGATGAATATAAAACAGATGAATATAGTCAAGGTGATTGGGATTGGTCATGGACAATATAGATAATTGATAAATGAGAATGATGATTTGATATATACTTAAAAATTAAATAAAAAATCAATAAATGATAATATGGGACTAATAACAAGAACAAATAAAGGTAGTAAACTTACAATATCTGAAATGGATGGAAATCTAATTTATTTGGAATCATTATCAGGAACAACAGGTGATGGTACAAGTGGCACAGATGGTACAAGTGGCACAGATGGTACTAGTGGAATAGATGGTACATCAGGTACATCAGGAATAGATGGTAGTGGTATAGATGGTACAGATGGTACATCAGGCACATCAGGAATTGACGGAATTTCAGGAACATCAGGAATTGATGGTGAAGATGGGACCTCAGGTAGTTCAGGTGTGGATGGTGGTGATTCATCAATAACTGGAACAACTTTTAATTCGATTTTAAATTTTGAATCTAATAAATACTACGATACGCATGAACAAAACAGCAATATATTTTTTACTTCGATAACTGGTGGAACGCCTTTAAATGTGATATATAGTGAAATTTTTTCAAATGCTAACTACAATATTACATTTGATACGAATTTTGATTTATATAGAAGTGATTTAGATAGTGAAGATAGTGTATATGATTTTTGGTTTACATTAAAACCAGACAATAATGTTGCATATTCGGTTGTAAAAACTGGTACTTGGACTCCACCATTACCAGAACTTCCGTTCTCAGGAAATACTGTTGCAAGATATAGTCCATTTGAAGTCGAATTAGATGATGTGAGTGGTAAAATTTCTGGAATAACAAATTCAATAAACACTGATTTGTCGTTAATTCAAGATTCAACATCATTGCAACCAACATTAGAATTAAGTAATACTAGAATGTTATTTGATAATACAGCAGCACTTGATACCTTAGCAAATCCAGGATTTTTAACGGGTAATACTTGGTATATTACATTTATGAGTGAACTAGATGTCAATTATAAAGATAGATTCGAAATACTTGCTGATGGAGTAAGTCATGAAATATTAGAGTTGAGATCAGATGAAATTTATTATTTGAATGACGCACTTGTATCAATCGGAACAGATACAACAATATCCGAAAAACTGGCAGGTGTACATATTATAGGTATAAATCAATTAGCTGATAGTGTTGAACTTTATGTTGATAATGTATTAATAACAACAAAAACTTCAACTTCAAGAGGATATTTAAATTTGACTAATATTCTATCAAGATCTAATAATACTTCTGATTCTTTACCGTATAATTTAAAATATTTTTATGATATGATTATTTATGATAGAAGTATGAATGAATCTGAAAGAACTGATATAAATTTATATTTTGATGAATACCATCCTAATTATAAATCAAGTGATGCACCTGTTATTAGTAATAGTGTGATGAGTGGTGTGACAAATGGTGAGAATATACCATCAGGAACGACAGTTAATCTAACATTTACATATGATTTAACTGGTTCAACACCAGATAGATTGGTTGCAGTCTGGGTATATGGTGGTAGCACAGGTACAATTAAAGGAGTATCAACATCTACAGATCCATATGCGATTACTGTACCTTCAGATTTGATGTTAACAGCAGGACTAGCAAGTATTCGACCTAAAATTTATGTGTTGGATTCAAATGGTAGAGCAAGTAATGTATTAACAAATGAAGATATAAAATTTAATATAGTATAATGTCGATGTTAAACTCATTTTTAAGTAGTATAAATAATTCAACAACTCCTCCTGTAGATACATCTTTTGATGTTTTTATAGTTGCAGGACAATCTAATAGTGATGGTAGAGTTTTGTTGGCAGATGCTCCAAGTTGGTTAGACCAAAATAATCCTATTAATACTGGTGTTAAAATATGGAATAGTAGTGACAATCAATTTAATAATTTTGAACTTGGTGTCGATACAGGATCAGCCGTTCCAGATACAACATTGTGGGCATATGATTTAGAATTTTCTCATTTATATTACGAATATAGTAATAAACCAGTTTATTTGATTAAACGAACTCAAGGTGGTACACCTATTTACATAAATACAGGAATAACAAAAGGATGTTGGAATGTTGATTTTAATAATATACCAGATGGTACACCAAAATTGCTACTAGAATTAAAAGAAAATTATGATAATGCAAAAACTTATATTGAAGGTTTAGGTAAAACTATGAATCTTATAGGTATATTGTGGCATCAGGGTGAAAGTGATTATTCTCCATCTGATGCGGAAAATAGTTATGAAACTAATTTTAGTGACGTTATCTCTTATATTAGAAACGATATTGTGTCAGGTGTCACAGGTTCAACATTATCAATAATTTATGGTTCAATATCACACACCTCTGCCGAATATAGTTCAGTAGTAGAAACTGCACAATTTAATATTGCTAGTTCTGATTCAAATGCATATATTGTTAATATGAGTGGTGGTACTCTACTTGATGCTTATCATTTTGATGCAGATTCATCTATTTATTTAGGTAATGAAATGTATAATATTGTAATAGGTTTATAATGTATTTCTATGTTTAATTCTATGATGTAAAATTTTTTTAATAAAAGATGAAATATTATTTTTCTAATAAAATCACATCAATAAAACTTACTGGCGAATCTACACTCAAGTCATATCTCTCACTAATTTTGTGCTTGCTAAATTCAGATTTAATCTTTTCGATCTTTTCTTCAAAGGGAACATCACCACCACCGAATTTGTACTGCTTAATAGTTTTATAATAATAATATTTCTTCGCACCACTCCAACTTCTTAATAAATCTACAAATCTGAAATAAAATTATATTTATAATGGCAATTTAATAGCATTATTCCAATCTTTAATTTCATAATAAAAAGATTTTGCGGAATTAATTGCCTCTTCTGTTAATATTTCATCAACATTACTAGGTAAGTCTGGAGTTTCTTCTATTGTCGCAAACACATATCCATTGCGACCAGTTATCCAATTTTGTTTATCACTTAATTTTTCAACTTGTGGATCATTCATATTTAAAGCCAATCCTACTATTCTATACTTTTTATCTTTACGAACAGTTGTTTTTATAAATGGTTCAAATTTAGATATTAAGTTCATAATATCATAATCACTTCTAACATCAAAAGCCTGAAAATTAGTTTGTTGATTTCCATATTTTTGATTAGTAGTAAAACCATCAGATAACACTGAAAACATTATTTTATCTTTAATATTGTTTTGTAAATTTTCTTGCAAATATTCTATAAATTTTCTTATTCTCATTTAACTCCCCAATTTTTTTGACGATCTTTTTCTTGTTGTTTTATCTTTTTACAGTTCAAACATTTACCATCAAGATGTTTTGCAAATTGTTCACATTTATAACAGTAACGCATTTTTGTATATTTGTCACCATTTTCTTTTGGTTTATTTTCCTCAAAAGTTCTTATATATTTCATATTTTATAAATTATATTTACTTGTTTCCATTCTTGTTTTAATATCTTCTTTTGATAAGACTTTAAAATTACCTTCATATATGCAAAAATCTTTATTAAATGAGGCTTCTTGTAATTTATCTAATAGTTGTAAAGCTTCTTCTAAATCTGATGTTCTATTTCTTAACCAAGGTTGTTTATCATCATGTGTGGAAATAAAATATCTTATACCTTGAAGTCCTGTTATATTCTCAGGATAATCTTTTTCATTAAAATTTTCAAATTTCATTATTTCCATTATTATAGATTATATTTTTCGGCATGAACATAATGCATAAAATCAACATATTCATCTTCAATCTCTCTATCTAATCCAAATTTATCATATAAATTTTTCAAAGCTTTTCCTTTACCTTCAGGAATATCACTTTCTTCACCATAGGCATAATTTTCAGCATATGCTTCAATATAAGCCTTTTGAAAATCATATTCATCACCTATACTGTCACTACTTGTATTAATTTCGTCAAATAATTCTAACGCATTTTTACTATCAATTTCTAATAATTTTCTCTGTAGTGCTCCTGTATCTGAAATACAACCTTCTATTGTTCCTTTTTTATGATCAAAATCTTCTTCATCAGTGTACGCTTCAATAAGTTTATCATGATCAACAAAATTTAATATCCAATCCCAATCACCAGATGTTCGACTACCATTTCGATATGATGTACCAAATTCAATACTATCAGTACTACCCCATATCTCTTCAATATAATCTTCTAAACTACCATAATTATCAAATCTTTTTTCTACTGCGTTTTCAATAAAATCAGATTCATCAAGGATATTGGTAATAACTTCTTTTAATGTATCTTCATCCATTTCATCGAGAAGATCATCTAAATCCATTTCTTTAATTTCCTTTATTCGTTTCTTTAATTTTCTAAGTTTTTTCTTTAATTTTTTCTTCTCAATTTCATCTTCTTCTTCCTTTATATCAACTTTCAAATCTGCAATTTCATCTGGATCAATTTCACTATCAATATATTTCTGATATATCTCTTCTCTATCATCAGACTCAATATACTTACCATTGATATATTTTTTGAAATCATCTTCCCAAAAATCATCAACTGTTAAATTATTAATTTCATCAGATTTTATAGAATCTAATGCTTCATTATCGTCAACAAATCGCCATACATATTGAGGAAAAATAGATATAATATCATCAATATCGGTATATGCTAAGTTTTTAGCCCAATATTCTTCAATATAATCATCATCAAATTGATCCATTAGTTCGCTGGATTCAAATAATTTTGAATGTGATTCAAATAATTTAAG